CCGAAGCGGTCACCCGCGAAACGGGGCGGATGAGTCTCTATTACCCCGGCATGGACGTCCGGAAGCTGATCGAAGCGATCGACGCATCTGACTCACTGAGGGGCCACGTACGCGCGGTGCTGAACACCTACATGGCCTTGGGGAGCCATTTCGCTCAGCAATTCATCGAATCGTTGGAAGCCGTCCCGCTGATGGAGCACCTTGGCTATGTCTGGCACGACGACTCTTGGTATAACAGCGAGGAGCTGCGGCAGTGCGCGCTGTGCGAGGACTACATCTTCCCTGACGAGAACGAAACGCTCGTTTACGATGATGCGCAGCTCCACGACGCGTACGAAGCCCACCAGAGCTGCTGTTACAGCGGCGATTACGCCGTTCAGCATTGCCCGCTGAGCGACGCGTGGTTCGATACGTCGTCGCTCAGCTTCGGCGTCGTCGAAGATTACAGCGAATACGTGTGCATCGACGCCTGCATGCAGCGTGGGCTCATCGTCGAGGACGAAGATGACGACGGCGACCCGATCTACCACCTGGCACGGGCCACCGTACGTCGTTCCAACCGCTTGGCCGGTTATCACGCCGCACCGCGATCATGGCGCAATGGGCGACGTATCCCGAACGGGCACGTCGGTGTCGAACTGGAACTGGGTTTCACCGACGGCGATACGGCACGCGCCAAGTTCCTGGAGAAGTACGTCGGGATGGACGGCCGCGCCTTGGACGGCCCGTTCATCTTCGAACGCGACGGATCGCTCGACTCGATACCCGGCGGCATGGAGATCATCTCCGACCCGTTGCCCATCTTCACCGGCTATCAAGCCAAGGACGCGCCTTGGCGCACGCTGCTGAAGAACCTGTACGACAGCGGTGCGGCGGGTTGGAAATACCGAAAGGTCGCCGGTATCCACGTCAACCTCTGCGTGGTTGATGAAGCCGACGCGTCGCTCTTCAAATATGCCTCGTTCATCGGCAACGCCGAGGCGATGTCGAAGTTCATAGCCGGGCGCAAGAATATCTTCGGCACCGACGCAGGCTACACGAAGACCGCACCCTATCTCTTGCGGGGCGTCGACATCCAGTCGCACATGGAGGGGCAATTCGCGTGTGGCAAGTACTGCGCCGTAAACCGACGCGACCGGACCTGCCTCGAAACGCGGATCTTCGGTTCGAACATCCGCTACGAGGGCTTCATGGCGTGCGTCGAGTACTGCCTCGCCGCGATGGAGTTCGTGCGTCCCTTGCACATCCTCGACGTCTCCTCTCCGACGATCGCAGGTGAGTTCAGGAACTGGCTCGGCGCCGAGACCAATCGCTTCCCCAACCTGGCCGCGCGCCTCGGCATCGTCGCCCATCCGCGCGGCTCTGCCACACCGTCCACGTCGCGCGTCGTTCCGGCGCTCCTCGCTGCCTGATCCACAAGGAGATTTGAATGTGCATTGCAATTTACAAACCCGCGGGGGCCTGGGCAACGAAACGGCAGCTGCGGGAGTGCTACGAGAGGAATCCGCACGGCGCCGGCTACGCGTGGCATGACGGCGAAACGATCTGGTTGAAGAAGGGCTTTTTCAGTTGGCGTTCGTTCTGGAAGGCGTTCAAGCGGGACGTTACCGCCGACACGCCGGCCTTCATGCACTTCCGCATCGCAACGAGCGGAAAGAAGGACGCCGAGCACTGCCACCCCTTCCTGATGGAGGGCGGCGTGCTGATGCACAACGGGCCATGCATCAACTATCGCTCCTGCAAAGGGGACGACGAGCGCTCCGATACGCGTCAGTTCGTCGAGGATTTTGTCGACGGCCTCACCTCGAAGCAGTTCGAACGACTGAAGCCGATGATCGAGAGCTTCGCCGGAACGGAGAAGATCGCCGCGATGTTCACGGACGGCAAGGTCGTGATCTGCAACGAGGACTACGGGCACTGGAAGGACGGCGTCTGGTGGTCGAACCACTCGTACGAGGAACGCTCGTTCAAGAGTACTAGCACGACGTCCGCGGACAAATCGACCGCCAAGGAGCTTGAGCGGTGGGAGACGCAAACCGCCGACGGAGACGACGATCCAATAATGGGGATCGGCACCGGCATGTACCCCTATCGGTCGTTTGCGGCGGACGAAATCTGGAGCCAAACCCTGAAGCTGCGCGTCAAGCAAAAGCTGACGATCACGGACGATACCTACGTGTGGGACGAGAAGCTCTCGGCCTACATCATGGAGAAGTACAAGGATGACGTAACGCTGTTCCCCCTCACCGACGATGGCGCCGTTTACGGAGCCACCGACGACACCAGCGTTTACACGCAAGTGGGGCACATCGTCGTGGATTCGCAAGATTACTACGACCTGTACTACATGAGCGACGAACGCTTTCATTCGGCAGCCAACGCATAGGAGCTGATTCATGAACGAAGTCCACATCCACCTGCACATCGCCGACGCGAGCACCCTCAACCTGCGCGACCTGATCGCCCAGGCAAACAGTGCCGGCGCGAGCGATGCCGCCCCGACGCCGCGCGCGGCGAACGTCCGCACGTTCTACGTCGCCGTGTACCGCAGCATGCGCCAGCGCTTCGCGTTGGGGCATCGGCTGTACGTCAGCGCCGAGCGCGCGCAGCGCAACGCCAGCCACGGCAACTTCCACAGCATCGCGAGCTTCAGCATGAACCTCGACACGCACCAGGTCTCCGGCTTCAACGGTCCGGGCGAGGCTCGCTACTGGGCGGTGTTGAAAAACGAAGACGGCGTGTTCTCGCTTGGTCACAATTCGTACACCGACATCGACCAGCTCGATGAAGAGTACGACGACCGTTTCGCCACCCTGAGTGGCGAGGCCGTCGACGGACGTATGAGCCTCGCGGGCGTGTGACATGGAGCTGATGGTCGACATTGAAACGTTGTCGGTCCATCCGGACGCCACCGTGCTGAGCATCGGTGCGGTGGCGTTCGATCCTGTGATTGGGCTCGCGCCCATCTCGTTCGAGTCTACGCTTGATCGTGCCTCGCAGAAAGGCCGACGCATCGACTCGGACACCGTGCTTTGGTGGATTCGCCAAGCCGAAGAGAACCCTGGCGCCGCAAGTGTGTTCAACGAGCGGCGTCTGGAGCCAGTTGCAACGGCGCTTCATCGGCTCGACGAGTACTACTACCACTGGTGTACCGAGGATTCCGGAGTCTGGGCGAACGGCCCGGACTTTGATCTCGTCATCCTCCGTTCCCTCTACGAAGACTTCGGTTCCAAGCCGCCGTGGACGCACCGGCAGCATCGGTGCTACCGCACGCTTCGGAACTTCGCCCTGGAAGCAGGGCTGGAGATAAACATCAAACCCAACATGAAACCCCACAACGCTCTGGCAGACGCCGAGTTCCAAGCCGAGTACGCCATGGAGGCCGTGAAACAGCTCGGAGTGTTCGCGTGAGCCTTCCGTTCGACCAGATCGCCTTTGTTGACATGGAGACTTTCTTCGACAGTGAGTACACGCTGAAAAAAATGGCGATGACGGAGTACATCCGTGATGCCCGTTTCGAAGCACAGACGTGCGCCGTACGTCTGGGCCGGAGGACCATGAAGGCCGTAGGAAGCGGCGACATCCGCACGATGCTCGGTGACATCGACTGGTCGCGCACGGCGTTCTGCGCACATCACGCGCAGTTCGATGGGCTTATCGCGACGCACCATTTCGGGGTGTATCCGGCCTTCTGGCTGGATACGCTCTCGATGGCGCGCGTCGTGTACGGCGTCGATTCATCACACGCACTCGGGCCGCTCTGCGAGCGGTTCGGACGCAAAGGCAAAGTGCACGGACAGGCGCTCAAGGACGTGCAAGGCATCCGGCTCGTCGATATGTCCTACCGGCAGTCAGCGAACCTGTCGGAGTACAACGGCGATGACGCTGAGGATGCGGCGTTCGCCTTCGAAAAACTGCGGCCCTTCGTCACCGAGGAAGAACTGCGTGTCATCGACATGACGGTACGCATGTACGCGGAGCCCGTGTTGGTGATCGACGAAGAACGCGTGCAACGCGCGTATGCAGATGAATGCGAGCGCAAGGCCAAGTTGCTCGAAACCGTCGCACTGCCCATGACGGAGCTGTCGAGCTCGGACAAGTTCGCCGAACACCTGAAAGCGTTGGGGGTCGAACCGCCAACGAAGATCAGCCTGCGTACACAGAAACGTACGTGGGCCTTCTCCAAGCAGGACATTGAGTTCAAGGCGCTGCTTGCGCATTCCGACGATCGTGTACGGAACCTGATCGAAGCGCGGCTGATGTCGAAGTCGACATTGGTCGAGACAAGGGCCAAGACGATTGCAGGGCGTGCGGGCTTCCCCACGCCTATTTATCTGAAATATTGGGGGGCGCGCACAGGCCGTTGGTCAGGCGGCGACGGCGCGAACTACCAGAACCTGCCCAAGAAGGGCATTGGGTTCGAGCTACGTCGTTCCTTGTGCGCCCCACCTGGAACGACGCTCGTTATTTCAGACGCGTCGCAGATCGAGGCTCGGATGCTGGCGTGGGCAGCCGGCCAGCAGGATGTCCTCGATGCATTCGCGTCCGGCAATGACGTGTACGCGCTCGACGCCACCAACATGTACGGGCGCGCGATCAACAAGGACGACAACCCAAACGAGCGGCAGGTCGGCAAGACCTTCCGGCTTGGTGCGGGCTATGGCGCAAGTGGTCGGAAGATCAACTACATGATGAAGATCGGCGCGATCGGACCAGCCATCGTGCAGCCGTCGGAAGAGACCGAGCAGCTGATCGCCGCATGGCGTGCTGCGAACAGCGCCATCGTCCGCTACTGGAACGAAGCGTACGACAGCGCGGTTACGGCCTTCATGAACCGCCAACAGGTGCCGTTCGGTGTCGTGTGCTTCGAAGGCACCGCGCGCGGCGGCTACATCCACCTGCCGAACAATACGTGGCTGTTCTATCCGGGCGTGCACTGGACGAACACCGACTGCACGCGTGGCTCCGGGATGGCGTACGTCGGCCGAAAAGGCACCACCAATTTCTGGCGCGGCCTCGTCGTCGAGAACATCATCCAGGCCCTGGCGCGCGCGGGCTTGGCACATCAGCTCGTGCAGATGGAAGACGAGCTCGACGAGATCCGCATCGCAACGACGTCGCACGACGAAGCCATCACGGTCGTGCCAGAAGCCGAGTCCGAGGCATATGCTCGGGAGATCAACCGCATCATGTCGACGCCCCCGGAGTGGGCGCGAGGTCTGCCACTCAGTGCTGAAACACACATCTCACCGATTTACGAAAAACATTGAACTCGATCGCGACCAACTACGTGAGTTGCTGCAGGGGATCGCCGACAAGGCGTATCAACAGGGGCACGAAGACGGTCGAGAGGGCCGGCAAATGGAATTGGACAGGGTCCGCATATCAGAGAGGAGTTTATGCAAGTTACCAGTGCAGAAGGAGCGATTCAGGAACTGACTTCGTCGGTCATCGACGCCAACCAGAAACCCTATTTGCGCAGCACGTTGAACAGCGTGCTCAGCAACATGGGTTACGAGAAAGAAGAGATCGGCGCAGCCCTGGATGCGTTCTTCGGAGGTCAAACATTGCAATGACGATCAGGGAGTTGGTCGAAGAGGTGAAGGCCGCGGATGAAACCGTGGCCCGAGCCAACGAAGCTGCGAAGCTCGCCCAACAGGTCCTCGACGAGCGCAAGGATGCGCTCCTCGCGGCCTTGCAGGCAGAAGGGCTCGACAGTGCGAAGGTGGATGGGTTTTCAGCAACCATCCGCCCGAAGCGGAGATACGGCGGTACTGATTGGGAGAAGCTCTACGCCTACCTCAAACGCAGCGGCGACATGCAGCTGCTGGAACGACGACTGTCCACCAAGGCATGCGATGAATTGATCGAGCACCGTGGTGGCAAGGAAATTCCAGGGGTGTCGCTGTACGAATATCAAGCTCTGCAAACTCGACGAGGTTGACCATGGGTAACATGACCGTAGCTCCGAAGACCAACCTGGCGTTGGTCGAGGGGCAGCTCTCCAACGAAGCCGAGCGCATCAAGGCGCTCATTTCCACCGGCGGCGCACCGCGTATTTCGCTCGATCGCGCCGGTCGGTTCCAAGGTCCGGACGGCCTCGATCTCGGTCCCGAGATCCGCGGCACCGTCGTGGACTTCATCTTCAAGAATCAGTACTACACGTCGTCCTACGATCCGAACAATCCGGTCCCGCCGGTGTGCTTCGCGATGGCCGGTATCGAGGAGCAGCCCGAGATGGCGCCCCACGAGTCGTCACCCGAGCCGCAGGCCGACAACTGCGCGGCGTGCCCGCACAACCAGTGGGGCTCGCGCGGCAAGGGCAAAGCGTGCAAGAACACGTACGAGCTCGCGTTCGTTCTCGAAGAGGATCTGGGCTCGGACAATCCGAAGCTGCACCAGATCAGCGTGCCGCCGACCGGCATGAAATCGTTCAGTGCATTCGCGAACCTGTGTGCCCGTGTCCTCAACGCACCGCCGATCAAGGCCCTCGTGACGATCCGCGCCGTGCAGCAAGGCACGTACACCACGATGGCGTTCGCCGATCCGGACAACAACGAGCACTACGCGGACCTGCTGCCACTGCGCGAGGAAGCACGCGCGCTGATCAGCAACGCGCCCGATCTCTCGAACTACAAGCCGGCCCCGAAGGCCGCACGGAGGTAATGCGTCATGGCACTTCGCAGCAACGTTTCATCGCTCAGCAGCCCCGCACCTGAAGGCGAGATGCCCGCAGCGCCCGCTCCGCGGCTCTCGCGGCGCCCCGGCATGTACAAGTCGCCGCCGGGCGCCGTCGACGTCCTGTCGTCGGACGAGGCCGACCACGAAGAGGCATCGGAACCGACGCCGACGGAACCGACGCCCCCGCTGGCAACAGTCGCCAAGCCCAAGGCCGCACGGAAACCACGCGCGGTAAAGACGAAGATGAAGGTTGCGGGACTCGTCGATGGTGACGCCAAGGCCACGCGCACGTTGATCAATCAGGTCGAGGGTGATCTGCTCGACCTGCAGGTCCATATGCAGAAAGCCGTCGCGCGTTTTCAGCCGAAGCGGGATCGGCTGCTTGCACGACACGCGGAGCTGTCCGCCACGTTGGCGAAGCAGCTCACGCAGTAATACCGGCAGCAAATGCCGGGGCAGGCCATTTCGATCGCGTTTATCCCCCTGGACGCTTTCGATCTACCCCTCACAACGACGCCGTGCCGTTAGGCCGAAGCACGGTGACTTTTACAGCGCGAATGCGCGAAGGTAGGTGATGAATGAACACGGATTCACCCAGTCCGTAATGCGCTGTCTTCCTGCAGAGGTTCACGTCCAAAGCATGACCACAGCGTCCATGTCTTACGCAGGTACGCCGGATCGATACATCGACTACCACCGCGACTTGTGGGTTGAGTTCAAGTACGCGAAGCACGTCACCCGACACGGCATCGATGTCGGCAAGCTGCTTACCCCGCTTCAAAAAAGATGGTTGCGCCGCCGCTGGGACGCGGGTCGCAACGCATGCGTCATCGTCGGCGTACCAAGTGACCGCTCGCGCGGTTTCGTACTGGATACGCCGGACGAATGGGAAGCAACCGTCAACGCCGCACGTATTGCGAAGTGCGTCGTGCCTGCAGCCGAGCTGGCTGCGTACGTCTTGAGGAGAGTCGAGTGACTGGCATCGAGGAGAACGTCGCGTACATCGCCATCGGTGCCGACCGCGCCTGGATGGCCGCCAGGCAGAACGACGCCGAGGGCTGGTCGGAAGGGCACATCGAATACATCGCGGCGTGCTGTCGGCACGCGCAGTTGCTCGAAGATCTGTACAAGCAGCATGACGGCGAGTTTACGGGTGTCTTCGCATACGACGTAGCCGAGGAGTTCGGATTTCAGTACGGGTCGTCGTTGCTACGTGGCGGCGAGCCCGTTGCAGCGCAATACGCGTCCCGGCTCGCAGCTGCGGCGATCAGTACGGACCGACCGGAGCAACCGAATGCCTAAAAAGGTCCGGATGGTCTGTGCCTATTGCGGTTCAGAGGACGTCCATCGCGACGGTCCCGCGGAATGGGACGTCGACAATCAGGAATGGAAGCTCATCGACTGCTACGACGGCAGCTCCTGCAACGCCTGTGGTAGTGAGGACTGCATCAACGAAGAATCGATCGACGAGGAGTCGGAGGAATGAATGATCACACTGATCAAGCTGATCGGAATGCTGCTGATCCAGGCGGCGAAGTTCCTGCAGCTGGCAGCGTTGCTGCTGGTGACGGTGACGGCGGCGCGGAAGGTACGCCGCGCATAGCCGCGACGCGAGTCTCGGACGAGCAGCGTATTGGTTTCTTGCCGAAGCAGCTCATCGGCCAGAATCTTCGCTTCGAGTTCGGCGTGTACGACAAGGCGCGCGAACTCTCGGACGACTACGGCGGCGGGTTCTGGGAGTTTTTCTCCCTGAGCAACGACGGCTTCTACATCGCGCCCGCCGATGGCACGAAGCTGCACGTGCGCGTCGTCACCAACGGCTATGAAGGCGATATGTCGTCGGACGCGTTTGGGATCGTCTGCAGTCTCTTTTCCATCAACCAGATGCTCTGGCGCAACCCGACCGAGCATCTCAACACGAAGTACTACGCGCTGTACGACTACGCAGCGCAACACCCCGAAGCCTCTGCCATTTTTGGAGCCATTGACTGATGAACACGAACCTGCAACTTGCCCTGGAACTCCTGGACCGTTCGAACGCGACGTACGTCGTCACACACACTTCGTTGAAAGCCCCGATCTTCAGCGAAGATCGTACGAAGAAGCCTGTCAAATTTGTCGCGGCGGTCCCCACGAAGCGCAAGTATTCGCGTCGGCGTTCTGCGTGGCGTGCGTTGTTGGCTGATCTGCGTACGGGTGATTCGAAAGAGATCACGCCGCCCGAAGGCGTCAGCGCTGCGACATTCCAGCTACGTGCTTCGTCCGCGATGCATACGTACTTCGGCAAGGGGCAGTCCCGGACGAAGCGGCTGGCCAATGGGAGCGTGCGCGTAACGCGGCTGTGAGACTCTCATGAACGCTGACAAGCTCGCGCAGGCACTCCGTGACCTATGCACAAGATGGGGCGAGCAAGCTGCCCAAGCTGAAAGGGAATCGACGCGACTCGCTCATCTTCCGATGTCAAACGAACTGGCACGTGATGGTGCCCAATACCGCCAATCAGCCTCGCAGGTACGCAACATCCTCGCCGAACACGACGCCCAACCCGCGCAGGCAGCGCAGGGCACTCGCGAACAAGTAATCGCACTGCTCCAGACTGCGATCGAGAAAATGGGCGACGTGAATGCTGTGTACGAAAAATTGTTGGCAGCGCAGCCGGTGGGTAATTTCACTTCCGATGAAGATGCTTACGAAAGCAATTGCAGTGAAGGAATATGGACAGCAGGAATCAACACTCCACACCCAAACCCGAAGCTTGGTACATGGGACGCACGGATTGAATGCCACGGAGAATCCAAGGAGTCGGCTGAACAGTTGCGCGATCAGATACTGGACAAATTGTCAGTGCAGCCGGTGGGCGTGCCGACTGGGATGGTGATAGCACAACGGATGGACATCCAAAGATTGCCGGAAGCCGCAAGTGGCGTTACATCTGACTTGGGTGTTGCGTTGTCGTTTCGCCGACTGCACGCACTGTGCTCCGCCCCACAGCCACCAGCGCAGCCGAGCGCGGATGCGGAGGATGCGAAATGAAACAAGTACTCGTTTTCCCGCGCGGTCAGTTGAGCAAGTCCGACAAAGAACGATTGACGAAGGCCGGTGTTGTCGCAGTCGAGGCCGATGATCCGGGAGCGGTAAAAATGCTACTGCCTTCATCGTCGCTGGTCACAGGAGATGATCTGCTGCTGGCGGCACTCGATGGTATCAATCATAGCCAATACGACGACAAGCCGGGCGCGGCAATGGGGAAGTCATTGTCTCAACGCATCAAAGCCCGCGCGGCGGAGGGTGGGGAATCATGAGCGCAAGCAACGGAACAGTGGCGACGTGTCAGCACTGCGGCAGGCCGATAGGCGGCGTCGCAACGTGGCTGGGCGGATTGCCGTATCACCCCGAATGCACGCATGGACCTGGTTATCTGACGCACTACGCGCCACTCGCGCCTGAACACGAAGGGTGCAAGCCGTCGCACCAGATAACTGAAAACGATGTGCGCCGGATCGTCAGGGAAGAACTGGCGCGCGCAGCGCGTCCGCTGGAATGAGTTGTTAGCACTCACAACTTGGAGACGAACATGCAAGGCAAACGAGTTGATCTCATTGAACAGCCGGGCGGTTTTCAACTGCTGAAACCCGGCGAGTACGGCAAATGGAAGGACGGAACCTGGTACGCCGAAACGCCGAATGGGCATACCGCCAACCTGTGCAAGCACAAGGTGACAGAACATGAAGATGGAACTATCAGTGTCACGCCGTCGATTCTCGTGAGCTACCACACGGTGCCCGAATGGCACGGCTATCTGACGCGAGGAATTTGGAGTGAGTGCTAACACCCAAGGTAACCGGAGCGAGCCCGCAGGGTGAGCTTCCGGTTGACCGCAGAGTTAGCGGTCGAACGCGAGGAACAACGAATGGCGACGATGAATATCAAGGGTCATGCTGTGCTTGTTGACGACGAGGACGTGCCTCGCATTTCTGAAATGTCTTGGTGGATTACGCCGCAAGGATATGCGGTGGCGAAGCTACCTTCTGGCAATCGACGCAGGCGCACAATCGGCATGCATCGCCTCATCTTGAATGATCCGCCTTCCGCAGCAATCGACCACATCAACCGCAACAAACTGGACAACCGCAAGTCCAATCTCCGCGAATGCACGGATTCGGAGAATTGCCGAAATCAAGGTAAGCGGCGCGGGTGCTCGTCCCGTCATCGCGGGGTTTCCTGGAACAAGCGAAAAAGCGCGTGGCAGGTTGTGATCCGTGAAGGCGGCAAGCTGAAATGGAAAGGGTGGTTTGATTCCGAAGATGAGGCGGCCAAGGTTGCGGCGCCGCATTGGGCCGGGATAGCGCCATGACTAACACCGCCGCATAATCCTGCACCGAAACGGCACAACCACGCCGAATAGCACCGAGAAAATGGGTTATCCGGCTGGCATTTATCCTGAACAGGAACGAGCAATGGAAATCGACAAACTGCCGCACGAGTGCGTGATGTCGAATACTGATCTGACCTACGCAATCAAGTACGCATTTGAATGCTGCGCGAATGCTTACACATCAGGCTCGCCTACCGAGCGCAGCGAAGCGGGAAAACTCATGCTTGCGCATCTGCAAAAGCTGACGGACGTACAGGCAGCGCGCGCGGCACTGTTGAGGGCCAATTTTCATGACTGACACCCTGCCGCCCGAGGTCGCGGGCATTCTGCACGACATGCGGGCAGAATTCCGCAATCGCCGCGAATCCGAATGCGACGTGGACGAAATCGAGGGCGCATTTTGCCGCCTCGCCGAGGAAAACGCGCGGCTGCGGGAGCAGTTCGAGCACGAAAAGAACGAACGCTTCAAGGTGATCCATGCTGCACACCGCGAGGTTGCCAACAGGCAACGCGTCGAGGCCGAACTCGCCGCGCTCAAGGCGAGGATCGCGGAGGCGCCAGCCGAGGAAGTGTCAGTCGATGATCACGATTGCGCCTACATCCTGTGCGACCTTGATGCTGGCGAGCGGGTGGCCCTCGTCAAGCTGGAGGACGGCGAATGACCGTCCGCATCATCGTCTGCGGTGGTCGTCATTTCAATGACGACGTCATGCTGTCCTGGGTACTCACGTACGTACACGTAAGACGTTACATCATCGAAGTGATTCACGGGGCTGCGAGCGGCGCTGATTCCTTGGCGGGTCAGTGGGCGCGGCAGAACCTGGCAACGGTAACGCCGGTCCCGGCGGACTGGCGGACGCATGGACGCGCCGCCGGACCGCTCCGCAACCGCGAGATGCTGAAACTCAATCCGGACGGCGTCGTCGCTTTCCCCGGCGGACGTGGTACGGCGGACATGGTTGCGGCGGCAAAAGACGCTGGTGTACCTGTACTGATGGCGGAGGATTTGTGGAAAAAACGAAAGAGTTGAGCTTCGAAGAAAAGCTTGCTGCCGCTATTCGCGACGTGTACCCAGACGGCCCGCTCGCGGCTTTCCGCGCAGCCGACGCGATAATTATAGCGGCGTCGGGCGTGCTCGATGGAGAGAAGCCGTATTTCAGCCGCTCGAAGTTTCTTCGAGACTGTGGAGTCGTGCAATGACCCTGTTCATCAAACGCAACAACGCAGTTCAACTCCCAACACGCAGCCGCATGGAAGCGTTGATCGACGAGATCGACCAGTTCGGCTACTTGACGCTGTACCGCGGCGATATGACGCAGAAGTGGCACGCATTCGCCGAACGGAAGCACCGCGGCGCTGAGGTCAAGGTAAGCGCCGATCGAAGCGTCAAGTTCCAGACGCCAGTCGAGGCGCTGGAGTCGCTGGCCAAGAACATACAGGCATTGAAATGAATCGCGCTTACTTCGACGTACCAAGTGACATCGTGGAGTGCGCGACGAAGCTGCGCGCGTACTTCGACGAACGCAACATCAAGGACTGGGCGCTGGATGGCGTATGTGCGTTGCCACAGCCGACGTCGAAGCTGGTACAGCGTATTCCGTACGGATGGTGCGAGACCGATAGGGCCACGGCAAAAGCGGAAGGCTGGTGGCTCTCCGAACGAGCCGACGGATTCCTGGAAATTCAGAAGCTCGACGAGCGGGAGCAGTTCGAGTCCGATGTTGCTGCGCAGGCGTTCGTACGTGTACGAGGCGGCACCACGCATGTCCGAGCTTGGCTACTGCACGCGACGAGATGGTATAAATAGCCCCGAGGCCACAGCGTCTGACTACTGTTGCATGTTAGAGGTCCGCAAAACAGAAAAGCCCCGGCATTGACCGGGGCTTCAATTTTGCCTCTACTGGAGGGCTGCCTTTTTATGTAAAGGCCATCACAGCCCTTCCTGATCCTGCATCGCATCGAAGATGCCCTGCTCTTCGTTCTGCGCGTCGTGGCGGAACTTCATTTCGGCCACGAGGAACCCGAACAGCGGCCACAGCTTCTGGAACGCATTGCGCTTCGCGATCGTCTGACCGACGTCTTCGTTGTAGTTGGCGGGATCGACGCACGCCGATTCGCCGCGCACGCTGTAACCGTTGTCGAGGGTGATGTTGCACAGCGTGACGGTCGTGCCTGGCAGCCGGTGGAACTCCACCTTCTTGATGCGGCGCTCCATCGACTCTTCGGTGACGCGCCAGTCGCTCGGCGACTTGTCGACGAGCTCGGCGACCTTCGCTTGGGAAACGATACTCATGGGGAACCTCCGTGATAGCCAGAAAACGATATGCCACGCACCTGGCGGTGCGCAACGGGGCTGTTTACGGTGTAGGAGGCTAGGTAGGGTTTAGCCGCGGTGCAGGCCCTTCAACGTCTCGGCCAGTCTCGCGCGGGCACCCAGTTTACCACCTTTCTGGGCCGCCGCGGCGAGCCGCTTTGCTGGAATTTTCTGCCCCATCGGCACATGCATCTGGCGGTGAAGGCTCCCAGGGTGCTTGATCGCTTTCTGGATGAAATTTGCCATGTCGTTTACTCCAATACGAAGTCATCTGCGAAGTTGAGGGCGGCTTGCCCCGCGGTTTGGTGCGTATCCGAGCCTTTCCCACGGTGCACCCAACCGTGGTAGATCGATTCACCCGGCGCCGATTCGAGAACGAGGCCACCGGTACCGCGTTGGCCGGTCGCCGTACGTAGCAGGTCGTCCGCCTGACTTATTGTCGGGCCGGTGAGCGCTTCGTACGGAATGGGCACGTTGCTGTGCGCCAGCTCTTCGTACGCCGAGTTCATGAAGTCCGCGCGCGGGCCGAGCGCACCCGATCGCTGCAGACTGTAGAGCGTCCAGTCGGTCGCGCCCCAGTTCTCCCGGTTCGGGTTGCCAGCGACGCCGTACTGCACCAGCTCACGCATCATCTCGGCGGCCATCGTGACGCCGAGGTACCCCACCAGGGGCGCGACGCCACCGATGTTGCCGTTCTTCACCTCGTGGATCATGCGTTTGACGATGGTGTCGTAGAACGAAAACACGAAGCCACGGTATTGCGCCGCCATCTTGAAGCCGGGATCGGCGTGCCACAGCGGCCGTTGGCCGGCATGCGGGCGCACCACGGCTTCGTCGACGAACTGGAACAGCGCTTTCTGCACCTTCGGACTCGTCGTGTCGACGAAACCTGGATGCTGTGCGTCCGGCTTGATGTCCTTGGCGTCCAGACCGAGCTCGCGCAGGTACCGCGCACTGTGTGCGCCTTTGAGCTGCGCGTGTTCCAGCAGGAACTTGTGGCCGCTCGCAAGGGCCGCGACGCGCGCGAAGTTGGTGATGAAGTGCATGCCGTTGTAGCGGAACAGCGCTTGGTTGATCTTGTAGCTGAGCGACCCCGGCGTACCGGTTGCGCCGTACGACATACTGAGTGCTTCGCTCAACGCATGTCGTTCGACGACGCCCAGCGCTTCGGCCTGCGCGCGCAGGTACGTCGGATTCGATTTCCCCCACGCCGCCTTCAGGCCGGCGCGATAGCCCGCTAGCGCGGTGCTGAAGCTGGAGCTACGCGTCCACGGACCGAGACCGTCGATCAGGTTGCCCAGTGCGCCGAGACCGAGCACGCGGATATTCTGGTAGGTCACCATCGCGTTGCTGATGTGCTCCCAGGCGCGCGAGTCCGGTCCGGCGAGCTTCGTGCCGAACAGGCTGTCCATGCCGGCGAACATCTTCTTGATGATTGGAGGTCCTTCTGGATCGCCGTAGACGCCGAGCGATGCATCCACGTAGTCGCGCGCACGCTGGATGTCCTCGTTCTTCGCGCCCTGCTTTTTCGCCTTGGTGAGCAGCTCGTCGACCAGGCTGTACCGCTCGATCTTGCCGTCCTCCCCCTTGCGCGCGCGGATGAAGCGACGGTAGTACTCCGCGCGCTTTACGCCCGAGCGCAGCATCGGCAGGTAGGTGTTGTAGAGGTCGGGGTTCTGGAACTTCGCCATGCGGTCGATCAGGTCCTGGCGGCCAGCTTGCCGCAGGAAGTGCATGACGCGCGGGCGGAACGACGGGCTCGTGGGTGCTGCGGTGCCGCGCATCAACGGGTCGCCCGCTTCGGGGGAGTTCCGCCGCAACGCCGGGTCGCTGGACGCCATGTGGTAGAACGCATCGATCATCTCGTCCGGCGTCATCGCACCGACGGCTTTCTCGGCCTCCTCCTTGCTCTTGCCCTGGCGCATCTCCTGGTTGCGGAAATAGTCGCGCGCCGCGGCTTCGAGCTTCGGATCGGTCTTGATCGAGGAGAGGATGTCGCGGAACTCGCCCTCGTTGTCGCGTACCAGCGTGTGCATGATACGGTACGGGGCGAACTGGTCGATGTGGCCCATCTTCCCCTGGCCTTCCTTCAGGCCGCCGCGCACGTAGCTCTCGAACCGCGCGGCGAAGTTGAGCAGCTCCTTGCGCTTGACTTCGAGCGCCGGATTGCCTTCGATCGGCTTGCCGGTGAAGAGCGCCGCAGCCAGTGCGTCGTGGTCGCCCTTGGCTACCGGGTCAACGACCGTCGCAAGCGCGTTCGCCCACGTGCCGAACTCGCGATGGAACGCGTTGTTGAAGGATTCCTCGTCGCCGACCTCACCGGTCATGCGGTTCATCTTGGCGAGCAGCTGCCTGATCGCCGGGATGTTGGTCCGCCGCAGCTGGTCGTCCAGGCCGCGCAGCATCTTGTTCACCAGCGGCTCGATGACGTGGTCGCGGACGTGCAGCGCGTAGTTGATGGAACGACGCAGGCCGATCCGCGCTTTGAGTGTCACGGCTTCGGCGTCTTTCGCTTTCGTCTGGCGCTGGCGGAGATCGGCCAGGTAGTCCGCCCGCTGGCGAGCGCGCACGTCGTTCGAAGCGGCGTAGCGGTCGCGACGCAGCTCGTCGAAAATGCGTTCGCCGAGCTCCGCGCCGGACTTGAGGCCGAACACGTTCTGGATGTTCTCGCCGAACCGGCGCATCGCGCCGGCGTAACCGGTGCCTTGGCCTTCGCCCGAGAGCTTCAGCTCGCCCTTGGACCACAGCGCGTACGCCGCGTTGACCGCGGTGTCCATCTGGGTATCGAACGCCATCAGGCGGTCGCGCAGCTGCGGGAACGACTTCAGGATCTTCTCGAACACGTCGCGGCGAGTCACCAGGCGCTCGATGAGCCCGCGATCGCGCGCGTTGAGGGTGTGTGATATGTCCGACGGTCGGCTGCCGTCGCTGCCGGACGGACGGTTAGGGTCTTGCCCTGGCGGCGGGTTTTCGCCTGCGCCCGTCGTACCGGGGCTGGTCGGAGCGTCGGAGGCAGCGGCGAGCGCTTCCTCGCGCGGCATTTTGCCGCCGATCGCGTTGGCCGCTTCGTAGCTGGCGCGCGCCACGTCTTCGGGCGCCTCGGCCGAACCGTGTTCGAACGCGTTCTGGACGAAGTCCTTGAACGATTGCGGCGCCTCGCCCATCTTGGCGTGCTTGCTGCCGGTCAGCATGTCGTGCACGAGCTGCATGGCATGAGCGACCTTGGCGAAGAAACGCCCTACGGCTTTCTGCACGAACGCGTGCCCCTGCAAGGCGCGCGCGGTCGAGTCCGCGAAATACTCGTTGAAGTGCAGCAGGTAGTCGCGGTCAGCTTTCGACGCCATGTCGAGCGGCTTGCCTTCAGCTCCCAGCCGCACGTCGGCCAGCGTGCCGAGGAACGGCGCCCGCGAGCTCCTGATCGAGCGGGCTGTCTCATTGGATGAGACACGCTCCTTCAGCCAGCGATCGAAGTCGGCTTTGATCGCCTGCTTGGTCGGATCGCTGTCGGGCAGCTTGTCGTACAGCTCACGCATCATGTGGTGGCCGTACTCATGCATCAGCGTCGAAATCATTTCGTGCGGCGCGAGGTCGGACCGGATGTGGATGATCGGGGTCTTGCCACCCGTCTGGTAGGCGCCGATCCCGAGCTCGTGGTTCTCGCCGTTGACCTGCACGACGTTGTCACCACGGTCGAACAGGCGCACGCTCGGTGCTTCGATGCCGAAACGCTTGGACAGCTGCTTCACCACCGCGTTGAGCTTCGACTCGGTCTGCCGCGGGTTGTCCTTGGTCGCGGCGGCCTCGTCCAGCGCCTTCTGCACTTCCTTGAACGCGGGCGACTGCTTTACGGCTTCGACGGTTTGCTTGACCGAACGCGGTTCGTCGTCGGCGCGCTGGAAGTCGTCGCTTTCGACCTTCGAGTGTTCGATGTCACTTCGGGCGTTCGGCTTCTGCGCCGTGTTCTTCAATTCGAGCGGCCCAGCTTTCGCAGCCTTCTCACTGTTCGTCATGATCACCCGTTCCTTCGGATGCTTCACGCCGTCGACCTTGTCGAGCTGCTCGGTCAGCCGATCGTTGCCGTCGGCGACGCGCCGGATGGACGTCAGCAGCCCGCGCTGGTCTTCGCTGGTGGGGAGCCGCTTCGCAGCCTTGTAGATCGCCGTCAGCCGGCCTACGTCGTCGCGCGCTGGCGGTTTGGTGCCCGATCCGCGCGCAGCAGACGAAACCCGGCCGCGGTCGACTTTCAGCCGTCCGGCCAACCGGTCTACATCATCCAATGTTGCTTCGTATTCCTTCGACCCTCTACCTGCGACCGGGTTCTCGGCTGCGCCGCGCTCCTTGACGCGCACGTCGGTCTGTCCCGCTTCGCGGAACTGATCCATGAGCGCCGCACGTCGTTCGGCGTGCTTCGTACGCAGCGCCTGCGCTTGTTCTGCAGCGTCCTTCATGTTCGCAACCGCGCGGCTGTGCGCAGGCTGGTCGCCGCGCGCCTTGGCAGTTTCGGCCATCTTCTTTGCCGCGCCGTACTGGCGCTTGAGCGTGGCGACTGCACCTTCGTGACGCTGATCGCCGGCGATGATCCGGTTTGCGAGCGACCGACTGCGCGCGGCACCGGCATCGCCCTTCATCACCTGCGTATCGCCCGTACCCACGCCGGGGTACGTGCGCGGTGCGAAGATGCGCTCGTCAGCACCCGGGTCGTTGAAGTCGCCTTCGCCGGCGGTGCGCTCCGGAGATTCAGGGTCGATGATCGACTGTTTCGACTCGCCGCGCGTCTGACGTTCGTTCTCGGCAGCCACGCCTACTTCGACGCTACGTGCTGGTTTGGCTTCTGCATCGCGCTGCATCTCTGCGCGGGCGTCCGCCGAACGCTGGCGCGACAACAGCGTGCCCTGGCTGGCGACGCGTCGACGGATCTCAGCGACGTCCGAAGCAGTCAGCACGCCCGACTCTTCACCGTCGTCGGGAAAGACGTGCATGCCCTCGCGGATCGAGCGCGGGCTGATCGTCTCGCCGCGCGTCGCGGCTTCGCCGATGACGCCGAGCACGGCGCCGACTTTCCGGTTGGGCTCGCCTTCGAGCAGCGCACGACCGGCTTCGGTCTTGGTCAGCCCGCTCGCGGCCATGCGCAAATTGAGCGCCTGCGTGGTCGTCCCCGTGCCACTCTTCTTCGGCACCTCGACCGCAACCTGCTCCTCGCGCGGCATCGTCGACTTCGAGATGTCGCCTGAGAAGTGCGCGGCGGTCCAGGTACGATCGGGCACCGTACCGAGTTCTTCGTTGGGCAGCGCGTCGCGCTCGGTCAACTTGCCCTCAAGTCCGCCCGTGCCTTCGCCGCCCTCAGTGCCGATCGCCGCACGCCCTTCTTCGTTCGCACCGATCGACGCGGCATCCGGCGCGACTTTGCTCGCCGCGTCCTTGGACGGCGCGAGCGTCAACCGCGCGCGCTGGCCGTCGTTCAACGCACCGACGGTGAGCAGCAGCCGCTTGAAGGGCGTCTGGGTCGTGTCAGGCAGGGAGTTGAGGTACCGACCGACATTGGTCTGGTCGGACTTGTCGAGCGAATCGAAGCCGTTGCGGATCGCCTTCGCCGTGGCCTTGACGGCGTCCGTCGTGCTGGGTACGGCGTGCTGCGCGGGCGGCAATAGTGACGCGACGGTCGCCTCCAGCTTGTCGGGGTACGTCTCGGCCATCTGCTTGACCGCGACCGGATCGAAGAGCTTCGCACCCGGCACGTTGTCGGTGGTGCCGATCGTGACCGCGCCGGTGTGGTCTTCGTTGAGGTCGTAGGGCTTGAGGTCGCCGAACGTGTCCTGCTCGAACTGGCTGCGGGCACGCTGAATCTGGTCGAGCCGCTGGTTGAAGATCGCACCGGCGTCGCCGGTCTTGGCGGTACCGTCGAGGTTGACCTCTTCGCCGGGCTTGGGCGCGGCGTTCTCTTGTGCTTTGCCGATGCGTTGCGACAGGCGCCAGAGCTTGCCCTTCGCGCCCAGCGATGGCAGCTTGATGTCGCTGAACCGCGCACCGGCCGGCGCACCCAGTACGGCGCCCGCGACCGCGCCGCTGGCGGCGCTGTTGAGATACTCGGACAGTGCGTCGGGCGACACCAAGCCGTCGGTGAGACCCTTGCCGGTGATCCAGTTGTGCACGACGTGGTTGGCCGCGACCGTTGCCGGCGCGATCAACCCGCCGATCGCCGCCTGCTCGCCGCCTTCCTGCAGCATGCGCCGCCACAACGGCTTGGACATTTTCTCGGCCAGGGCCTTCTCCGCCGCCGCGCCGACGCCGTAGCGTCGCATCAGCGCGAGCCCCGGCACCGCCATCAGCGCGCCTTCGCCAACCGCGCCGGCCAACGCCTGCCGGGACTGCGTCTGGAGATCGGCGTCCGACGCGTTCGGATCGACGTTCGATGCCGCCGGTGCGCCCGCGAGATAGGTACCGCCCGCCACGGCGCCTGCCTGCTGGCCGATTTCGGCGGGCGGCGTGCTTGCCGGCGACACCTTGTTCGCGATCTGCTGCAAGCGCGGCAGTTGCTGCTGTGCGACGGCATCCGTCGCCATGCTGGCGGCTTCCTCGGGCGTCGCGCTCTCGGCGATGTTGGTGCCCGCGCGTGCCGCGACGTTGCGCGCGGCTTGGCCGGCTGCCGCGTCCGCGCCGAGCGCAGTGCCTTCGCGCGCGATCGCCGCCTCGCCGGCCTCGCGGGCCAATCCTGCGAGCGCCGCGCGGCGCAGTCCACCACTTACAAGGCCGCCAACGCCACCCGTCGCGATGGCGGGGAGCACGGTCGCCGCGATACCAGGGATCGCAGCGCCCAGCTGGTGTTCGGCCCAGGTGAACGCGTCGCCCACGCCGTTGATCTTGTGCAAACTGTCGGGACTGCCGGAGTCGTAGTCCGCTGCCTGTGCCTGGTCGGTCTGCATCGCCTGCAGGCTCGCGCGCTCGCCGGCTGTGTCGCCAACAGCGCCTTTTGCGAGCCCGGCGATGCCGTGACCACTGGCCTTCAGTCCTTGCCAGCCGGAAGCGAGGCCCGAGAGGAAAGGATGATCCTGGCCGTACTCTTGCCGCGCGGCCTGTTGCTGCGCTGCTTGCACAGCGGCCTGATCCAGGTCAGCGTCGGCCTGCGGAGGTACCGGAGGCGGACTCAGCCGGCGCAGCGTGTCCGGAGGCGGCTGCAAGAGCGCCGGGGACTGCGGCAACGGCACGAGCCCTGGACGACGTAGGCCCGGCGGTGCCAGCAGCAGGTTCGGGTCATCCGGTGAATAAGCCATGCTCCTTTCGTGCTACAGTCCGCACGTCGTGTGGGAGGGAGTGCCATGACGCATAAGTCTTACTACGAAGCGGCTGCAGCCGAGGTGACCGCGGGCCACTTGGACAGCGCCCTGTGGATCAAAGTCAACGCCGACATGCCGAACGCCGACAACGGCGCACGACAGGCGAAGTACATCGCACTACGTGCGCAGGAGCTAGCGGCAGAGAACACGGAGCAGTCAATCCGCCGATGGATACCCCGGTCAAGGATTGCGCAGCTGCTCGCGACCGTTGTTATCGCAGTAGTCGTGTCCGCCGGTCTCGGAAGCGTTGGCGGCCTGGATGCGACACCTGTACCCATAATTGTGTTCGCTGCGATCGTCATCGGCGGCCTCTTCTGGACTATCCGCCGGACGCGGGCTGCGAGCGGTGCAAGCCGATCTGCTGCAGCACCTTCCAGTACGCAGGCGAGATAGTACGAAGAAGCGCTTCGTTGTAGTTCGGCGACCCCCACAAACCACTGCGCCTCGGGTACTCGTTAGTCGGGGCATCGCTGTTGTCGTAGAAACCAGCGAAGTCGCCGTTCTTGTCGAGCTTCATGTTGCCGAAGTTGACGTTGCTCGCCAAGTTCGCCTTGTCCCCCCACTCTATCGGAATGTCGAACGGTGTTTTGAGCGACTGTGCGGCACCGCGCTGCATGGATTGCTTCAACGCTGTGCTCCACGCCTGCCCTGCCGGGTTCGTAGTGACCCATTTCTTGAACTCGTCGGGTGACAGTCCTTGGGGCGTCGTTTGCGCGATAAGGGAATCTCCACTACCGGGCAGCTTGTTCTCGGCGTTCTGGTAGTTCGTCATGAAGTACTGCGCGCCTTGCCGTGCTTCTGCGCGATCAGCACGATCAGCCATCTGCTCCCGGTATTGATCGGTGGCTTGGTCGCGTTGCGTACGTTCCGCAAGGTTCGCGTTGCGGTATCGATTCATGAGCACGTCTTTGAGGCCGATACCGCGACCGCCTGCTGCACCGGTACCTCCGACACCTCCCATCGCGCCGTACATGCTGCCGTTACCGCCAAAGTACTGCTGGCGGACGTCCTGTTCGTTACCTTGCAGCTGCGCGAGCGCTGCACGGTTTGCCGCCTGCACTTCGGGGTTCGTCGAATTCGGATCGTTGTTCATCGCCGCGATCAGTTGGCGCTTCGCGTCTTGAGCCGCCTCGGGATTGATGCCCGCTGCGGTGATCATGTCGGCAGGGTTCATCCGCAGGCTGTTCTGCGCGTAGGTGAACCCCGCGTGTGGACCGCTCGCAGCACCCAGCAGCGAACCTGCGCCGCTCGCGTCGACGACGCCGGCATTGGGATCGTACGCGCCGCCTTGTGCGCCCGGCGCCATGGTGTAGCCCTCGGCGTCGGTGATCGCCATGCGGGGGTCGTAGGACGTGCCCCCTGGACGCCGCAGGCTCTTGACGCCGGCAGCTGCCGCGTTCGCCGCCGCGCCGCCGCCAAAATCCGGCGCGCCCGCAGCGCCCATGACGTTCGACGCCATGAACGATCCGTCCTTGCCGCGCGCGATGTAAACGCCAGGGATCGAGCTGCGAACGACGCCTTGGGGTAGCGCTTTCAAGCCGTTACCCTGGATCTCACCGTGCGGATATCCGGCGTCTGAAGGATCGAGCTCGACCTGGCTGTTTGGAGCGGGCGCCGCGACGGTTGCCGCTGGTTTCGACGTCGCACCCGTAGCCGCGAAATTAGCTACGGCTTGGGGGCCAAACTGCGACGCTGAAGCTGCCGACTCACCAGGCGGCGCATTCTTGTTGATCATCGAACCAGCCCAGTTATTGAAACTGTCGTACAAGCTCGGCGCCGGGCGGTTCTTCAACCCCCGCTTCGTATCGTTCGGCAAGTTCGGATCAAAGGCCATCGTCATCATCTCCGTCGTCGAACACCGACGACATGAAGTTGTAGTTGGGCGTTCCGCCGTTCTGCATCGCCATACGGCGTTTCATCGCGTCCAGTTGCAGGCTCACCGCGGCTTTCTGCTGCAGATGCTGTTGGAACTGCTGCTGCTTGAGCTGCTGCTGGTATTCGGGATTCGAGAGCCCTTGCGGCCCGAACACGCCCGGCATGTCGCGGCTTTCGACGGACCCATAGTTGTTCGGGTTCCACTGCTGCGCGAGCGAACCGTAAGGCGCGTTCTGCGCAGCCTGTACGCGGCGCAGCCCCGCCTGCACTACCTGTGTCTGTTGCTGGCGCTGGATAGGCGCCCACCAGGATTCCCAGTTCATCAGAAGTCCTCCCCGGATTCGCTGATACTGACACCAGTGCTCCAGCTGACCGACTGGCTGCCCGAGCTGCTGGCCGTGGCGCCGATGTGCACCGCGTTCATCGCGGACGCGGCGAGTTGCGACTGCACGAGGGCGAGGGTCTTCTTGATCTCGATCATCACGGTTGTGATGTAGCGCAGTTGTTCGAACGACGCTTCCGAGCGCTTGAGCGAGGTTTCAACGATGGCCTGCTCCTGCGCCAGATTGAGTTGGAAACGGCGATTGTCGTACTCGCCCGCGGCGACAGCCGTGCCGACTTGGCCCTTGTAAACCTCGACCTGCGCTTGCAGTGCGTCTTTCACCGCACCGACGCGCGCCATCTCGGCTTTGAGTTGCTCTTCGAACAGTTGGACCTTCCCGCGCCATGCGTCGAGCGCCATCTTGTTCTGTTCGATCTTGAGCTGTGCCGCGTGCACTTTGGTCTCTTCACCCATCGACCACGCTTGCACGCGCGAGCCGAAAGCACGGGCCGAGGTGTCGTAGAACTGCACGACGCCAAGTTGCGCGTCGGTCTGCGCCTTGTAACCCTGCCACTGAGAAGTCTGCGCTTCGATCTGCGCGCGAAACGCACCAACCTCAGCACTATAGGCTTCCACCTTCGATACGTTGATGCGACTGATCGATTCAGTCGCCGCGACCTGTGCGCGATAGACCTCGACCATCGTATTGATGCCCTGCAGCTGCGCGGTGTAGAGCTGAACCTTCTGCATGTTCAACTCGCCGCGGATGCGCAGCGCTTCGATCTCGATGCGATATACCTCGGCCTGTGCAAGCGCGGCCTGGATGCGGTCGCGGAACACCGCGGCCTTGACTCCGTACGCCTGCACCTCGGCGTTGTATTCGGCAAGCCGGGTTTGGAAGATCTGCACCGCGACGTCGAGCGCGAACTTGGCCGCGTTGAACTGCATTTCCGTTTCGGAGACATGCAGCTGGATCAACTGACCTTCGAGCTGGATGCCGCCGGAGACGGCGGCGCGCAGGTTCTCAATTGCGACCTGCTGATCCTGCACGTACACGTCGCGGTTCGTGCCCGCGCGCGTCAGTTGCGCCTTGTCGTGCGCGATGGCGATCCGATCGATCAGCAAGCCAGGCGGCTCGTCGAAACCACGGGAGCCGAACTCCGCGTAAGTCTGGTCGACGGCCCGGGCCTCTTCGCGGTTGGCCGCTTCAAACGCACGGTTGCGCAGGGCAGTTGCCACGGCCTGCGGCAGCACGAAGTCGCCATCCATCATGGCCGACAGCGTGGACTTCGTCTTGTCGAGCAGGCTGTCGACATACGGTTCGGGGGCGAACGAGAAATTCTCGTCCGGCGCGACCGCGCTGAACACTGGAGCCAGTTCGTCGAACGTCGGAATGTCCAACGTCGGCATGTCCGGAACCGGCAACGCATCCAGTGCGGGGATCTCAGGCAGTACGTAGTCGGGCGCTACCGGAAGCGTCGGGTCTACCAACGTCGGCGCAGCACCTGGAGCGGTAAGCGTCGCGAGCTGCGGCACCGCTGGCGGCATGTAGACGGGCGCTGCGACATCAAACGTAGGTGCCGCAGTCGTCGAGATAGCAGGAGCGTCGAGCGAAGGCGGCTGCACGGGCAGCGGCGGCGAGTTGAACTGGAGCGCAGCCGTCGGTACTTGCGGCGCTGTGGGTGCGACGAATCCGGGGAGCGCGAGCTGCGGGTCGAATGTGGCGTCGAACGTGACGGGCGTAATCGGTACGTCCGTCAGTGTGCCCACCAACTGCTGCGCCTGCGCAAACGCCTGCAGGGCGATCTGCGACCACTTGCCGTACGCGTTGTTGACGATGCCGAACGCGTCCTCGGTGCCAAGCGGATAGACGAGCGGTGCGGTCATCAGACTCTCCGGCTAAGCAGCATGGGCAACACGACGACGTCGTGCAGTTCGAAACGGCTGGCGTCCGCGCTGTTGTCCAGCTCGAACTGCCAGTAAACAGCCTGGGTGCCACGGCCGATCTGCACGCGGTTCTCGCGCGGCGCACTGGCCGGCTTGGCAACCATCTTGTAGCTGTACTCGACTTTGGCGCCCTCTGGTGACGTCGTGCAGACGCGCAGGCACAACGTGCCATCCGAGGTGTAGCCGAGATAAGCGCGGTCCATGCGCTTCAGTTGGCGCGCGCCAAAGTCCAACAACCCTGTGCGGACCTTGGCATAAATCGCGCTGCCGGCGTCCGTGTCCCCTTCGAGGATGTACACGCCGGCGGGACCCGCCCCATACAACGATTCGTTGATCTGGGCGAAGCTGTTGAATGCGTAATCTACATACTGGCTTACGGCGCGCGTCTGCGTCGTCATCACGAACGCCGACCACGTGTCCTGGTCCGAGTATATGGTTACGCCGAGCTGCATGCCATCGGCGATCGCCTGCCGGATCTGCGCCGTGAAAGACACCGTATCGGCGAGTGCCACCCCGTCGCTGACGAAGCCGAACAACAACGCGCGTGGAGTCGTCACGTCCGTCACGGACCAACTGTCGAACAGCTCGGCGATATGCAGCGCCGTTGCTTCGATCGCAGCCGCGATGTCCATGCTGGAAGTGATGGTGCCTCGTTGCGCTGCAACGATCGCGTCGTGGATAGCAAGCGCCATCGTGATGGCGACGCGCGAATCCACAGTCTGCGAAAACGCACCATGGAGTTTTAGCGCGTCGATGACGGTGCGGGCGTACTGCGCAGCTCCGCTTGGGGCGCCGCTCAGTGAGAATGTGTCGCTGATCAGCGCGCGGTACAGCGCCAAAGTGGCGTCCGCGAACGCCAGTTCGTCGTTGATCGTTTGCAGCGCCCGCAGAAGCGCAGATACCCCATCACCCGTCTCCAGCGCGTCCGCCAGGACATGCGTCCAGGTAGCTTCCTGCGACGTTGCCACCTGCAAGCCGTCGGTAACGCTCCCAAGGATCGGCCCCTGGCTGGAGCCAGTGACCAACGGGATCGTGCCGCTGCCGGTAGCAGTTATGGCTGCCATTACTGACCGATCGCCAACTGGTAGGAATTGATGGAGAACGTGTCGCCGCTGACGAGCGCAGTATTACTTGCTGTCAGATCGAACGTGGCGTCGATGCCCACGGTGCCCTGCACCCTGTAATTGCCTGTCGCCGATACCGCTTGCCCCGTATCTGATCCTACGCAGAGACGATAGAACGTCGCGGTGCCGCTGGCGACCGCCGTACCGCTCCAGGTCTCGGAGGTATTTTTCTGCAGCACGCCGTTGACAACTGTAGTGTCGAACGACACGCCGGTACTTCCGTTCTTGACGGTCACCAATGAGACACAGGTACCGTCTATGGCAGCATCCGCGTCCGCGGGCACTGGTCCTGAAAACACGTAGATCGTGGCCAGGTTCAATAGATTCAGCAGGCGGTCGTTGACCAGCCATGCGTTCTTGAGATACACACTGAAATGGATCATTTCATGCCACCTTCGCGAACATCATCCAATCGCCGTCGGGCAGCGACACGCTCGAAAACGCTTTGCCGCCGCGGGGAAGCAACTGCGCGGCCGTACCGCTGGTACTGCTACCGATATCGCTCAACTTGCTCTCGCAGCCGCAATCCGTATCGGAAGGCTCGGCCGAGAAGTAAAAGGTGGCTTCTGGCTGCGGCGACACTTGGTAGCCGAACACGTGCTCGCCGAAACGCTCGGCGAACATTCCTTGCACCTGAGCGCTCGCCGCGAGCGGCAAGTACGCAAACGCGAGAGTCGAACCGCCTGCCAGTCCGCAGGGATAATCCAGGTACCAGATAGCGCCGTCCGGATTCGGATACCACTCCGTGGATTGCACGACACCTTCGCGCATCAGCATCACGCCGCACACATCGTTGGTCGTGAAGTTCTGGCACGGAAAACCGGCCGCCAACGACACGGTCGTACTACCGTCATTCGAGGGCGCGGAAAACCGCGGACGAAACAGCTTGACTGCGAAGGTCGCGCTCAAAACGTCCAGGACCAACGCCTGGTCTGGGCGTTGATTCAGGCTTCCCGTCTGCAGTTCGCACCCAACCAATACCCGGTTCGCGAGGTCCGACAGATGCGCGACCGTTGCATCGCCGGTACCGAAATAGGTGTAATTGGCATACGTCGAATAGTACCTGTACGCGCCGTTCGCGACGGTTGTAGACGCGTAGAACACCACGCCTTGGCCCACCGTCGCGTCGGCGCCGTACGCGTAGATCAGCCGATTCTGATCGTCATAGTCGACCGCCAGCGGCGATGCGAAGGTTTCTTGAAATGGGTAGGCCCAAACGTCGTTCGAATCCGGGACCGACGTACCGATCGCCTTGACATCAGCGGTCGCCCCCGCGGTGTAGTCGTGGAAGGTGGTTTGCGTTTCCAGTGCAGGGGGCGCGCCGTCGGACGCCTGGCCGATCGAGAACACCAACTCCACGGCCCGCGACACGTGCCCCGTCAGGGTGATGAACAACATGCCGTTGAGGTACGTGGAATAGTCGACCTGCGAGCCGTAATCCCGCAGGCAAACGGCACGCGAGCCGTCCCGGCTGAATCGCCATACCGAGTTGTACTTCAGCGAATTGGCGCTGGCTGAGCCCGACGTCCAACCCGCGCTCGGCGCCGGCATCGATCCAAGATCGATCTGATCGCCCCCTCGCCATGCCCATGTGTCCGTGGTATCGGTACCACAGATCGTGTTCTCGGGCGCCAAACGCAACCCGCGCTTGCGGGGCACGTCGCACCACCATACGCGCAGGTAACGCGTAAACCCCTCGGTCTGCGTATCGGTGGGTTGATCTTCTGGATGGTGTACCAGCGTGATCAGGCGGTCGATGGACCGATCGTTCTGGTCCTTGTATGTGTGAACGCACGCACCCCATACGAGGCCGCCGTTGGGCGCCAGCGCAATGGATCGTCCGCGGCAGTAAATGTGTCGCCCCATCGCAAGGTCGTACAGCGCAGGATCACTGGTCGTATTGCGCCGATACTTCAACCAGCAGTCCCCGTTCGTAGCCGTGAAAGTCCCCGTGGGCAACAGCGGGAGCGTCGCCTGATTGGCATAGTCCCACTGGCACGGGAATGTTTCCCATGCCAAGTTCAGGCTGGCGAAGTTGTGCCAGCTTATCGGTGGCAGATCCGCATCCTTGCCCTGCCAGTTCGCGTTGCCCGCCTCGATCCAACGATCGCGCGCCGTAAAGGTGGCGACCATGAATCCGCCACGATAGCCCGTGTCAAGCAGAGCGCACTTACCGGAAAAGGTAGTAACCGGATTACCGTCAGTCTGAGTCCACGCCTGCACGAACTGGGTGGCTGTAGTGCCAATCGAGCGGCCTTCTACCGTCTGAAACATCGCGGTGCGATCAAAAGCCGGAAACGTTGCACCTGCGAAGTCACTCGCGTAGCCCTCCTTGCTTGTTCGCTCGGCCGCCGTACGGTAGGTCGTTGGGTACAAGGAGCTGCTGTCCTGCACGGTACCGGCAGTGAAAAAAATCGTGGTCGCAATCTCAGCCACGCGCGCATAGCCGCGGAGTCCTTGCACGAACTTGCTGGCGCCGTCTGGACGTGCATCGTTCACTGCGTCCAGAAGTGCCAGTTCAACTTCGGCGCTATCCTGCGAGTAGTGATGCACAAACGGAGTCAGTTCCAGCCGCCATGCGCCCCACGTCTTCGGAGCGCGCGAGTCCGGGTTGGCCTGCGTGTCCAGCAGCGTGGGACCGCCTTTGACTTCGAACATCAAAGGCGTCGGGATCTCCGTCTCGCGCGGGTACCCCGCGTTCTCGTCCGGGCTCAACAGCACTTCGCCACATGGCCCCCCCGCGGTCCAGCGCTTGCGCGCAAGCCCCGGTGACAGATTGGTCTTGGCCTGTGGATCGTCGCCGTCGGCGACAATGGGCAAGCCGACCCCGAACGTCGCGTCCGTCCAGGCTGGATACACCACGAACCCACGCGGTACCCACAAGTCGGCAAGCAGTTGCGGCGTCTCGGGCGGCGCAGCCTTGGGTACGTCGACAACTACGCGCTTCGTGCCGTTGTTGATTTGCGCTTCGATGGTCGTGCCATCCGCCATCTTGCGCCGCATCTTGTACGTCTTGAGTCCCGCGAACGCCGCGGCTTCCTCTACTGTCGACAGCAACCTCCGCGCAGTCGCCAGATGCCACGAAGTCGCGCCATCTGAAGCGATTACCTGGCTGTCGCCGGGACCGTTCGCCATGTCACGCCGCGGACACTGTCAGTACGTACTCGACAGTTATCTTGCTGCCGACGTTGAGCGTGTTGCTCACACCGAACAGCCCTGCGGCGCCGAGCGATCCCGTGGTGGCGCCTTTGGCAGATGCTGTCAAAAGCCCGGCGCCGAGGAGCGTGGCGGGCGAACCGGCGACGGTAAACACGGCGGGCGCGACGACGTTTTGCACGACCTGAGCCGTCGGAGACGCGTCGGGCGTCCATACCTGCCGGGCGGATTCGCTGTAGCCGGTGTATTCGCCCTGTACGGATGCGAACGTCGCTGCGGTCAGCGTACTGGTCGGCGTCACGTTGTTCGTGAACGGTGCGAGGTACCACGCGGTCGGCTGCGCGCCTTGCACGAATGCAGCGGCCAACATCAAGTTGATGCCTTCGTTGGCAGCGGCGTTGTCGCCCCAGTGCATCGGGCCGTCGTCGACCTTGATGCCGAATACGCCGCCGACAGTTACGTTGGCGCCGGGAAGATACACACCTTGGGGCGACAGCTCGTACTTGAAGGTATCGAGCGCCTGGGCCAGCTCCTTGCGGAGGATCGCGGAAAGTTGCATGTCAGTCACCATTTGTTTTTCGGACAGTGCCCGCGGGTGGAACGAACCTTGCTCTTGATGGGGCACCCGCACTCCCCGCAGATTTCTACACGTACCAACGGCAGCACTTTCTTGTACTCGCAAGTACTACAAACGTCGTAACGCCGGCGCTCTTCTCCCTGTTCCTGACTCACATCGTGCCTCCGCCCGCGTCTATGACTTTGGCAGTGACGTAATCACCTACGGTCAAGACCGACGGCCGGCTGCCGCGGCCCGCCGCGATGTACCGGCTATCGCCGTCTTTCTGGAAGAACGTCGCCGCCATCGCGGCGAATTGCGGATACGCGAATTTGGTATGCAGCGGCACAGCCGTTCCTTGCACGCCTGCTGTAGGAACACCCGTTTTGTCGACCCAAACGGGTGACCACGTCGTGACGCCTTCGATCGCCAGCGCGTCTGGAGACACCATCGCCATCGATCCCGGCACGACTCCGATGTGCGCGAGCACCGTCAACGTCGCTTGTTCCAACGACTCGCCTTCGAATTTGTACGCACGCGCATCCGTACCGATGTACATCAAAAATGCCGTCGCGTCCGCAGCCGCGACCATCGTGATCGTTGCTGGCAGCGACGCAAAATTCGTCGCGTACCGGTACAGACCGTACCGCATGGGCTCAGACCATACGAGCCGGCGGTCGACTGCGCCGATGAGCCGTCCGTGCTTTAGCTGCGGATAGCGCATCGGTGGCACCGGTCGCATGAAATTGGTATCCAGGCGACGCCCGCGTGGCGTCGCCACCACCATGTACGTCGAGCCCGGAACAACTGACCCCGCGTATTGCAGCTCCTGGCCGTTGGCGGTCGTCACATACACGCGCACTTCGGTAACGTTGAAGTCGACAGCGGTAGGTACGCTGACCGTAATGCCGCCGCCGGCCAAGACGTCCACTGACTTGAGCGCCGTGGCGCCCCCCTCTTCGCCGTCAGAATTAACGAACGTCGCGGAGACCGAGTATGCCCCTGCATCCATGCCGCCCGCGGACAGCGCCGCAACTGCGATATTGGACGGGGTTTCAACCCCCCACGCGCGCGCGTCGCCGGCGAGCGTGACTTTTCCGCACACGTTGCCGTCGGACCAATAAACGCCGATCGGCGTCATGCAGTAATGCACGTCGCCTCCGGAGAGCCCGCTGGCCGCCTGCTCCAGAACGCCCTCCGCAGTCAAGCTGTAGAGCTTGTCGCCCGCGGCGACAAGCGCGTACATAAAGCCCGGATGCGACCACAACGAATGGGCTCCGGGGAGCGCCGCGAACAGCGTGTACCCTTCGCGCCGTGAGACGACACCGTCATTTGAGATGTCGACGTTTACCGCCGCGCGCGCGTAGCCGGGCGGCAGCTTGGTTTCAGCCTGCCGGTTTGCGAGGCCCTTCGCGAAGCTGATCGGAACGGTCTTGTCCGCCATGGCGTCACCAAGAGAACTGCGCAGGCTGAACCGAACGCCGCATCCGCTTCGCTTCGTACTTCCGGTCCTCGGCGAGTCGGTAAAACTCGGACTCGAACTGCTCAGACCGCTTCGAATCGTAGGTATCGGAATCGTGCTTGGCGTACGCCAGCTTCTTCATCCACAGAACGACAAGGTGCTTGTCCTCGCGCGTCGTGAACGGCAACGGCGAACCTGGCGCGAACGCGGGGATCGTGCTCGCGGTGAGGGTCAGGGTGTCGTTCGCCACCGGGATTGGCACCAGCCGCAGGTTGCCCGGCTTGTAATCGCGCAGATAGAACCGCGGCGAGCCCGTCTGTTGTTCCCACTTGGTGCTGAACAGGATGAACGGCGAGTTGTAGTCGTCGTGGTAACTGAAGCCGCCGTCTGTGTTGCGCGGCTGCAGATAGCGGTTTGCGCCCTGCAGGTACGCATGCTCAATGTCCAGCACCGTCGTAGACCCCTGCAGCGGCACCAGGGGCTGGTTTGCCGTAACGGGCAGCTCAAACGTCTGGAATTGCACCAGCGTTTTTCGCGCAACGTATTCGACCGCGTCGGCGAGGTAATCATTGACCTCATCGATCTTCCACAATGCATCCGCGTCCGGCGTGTCGACCGGGCCGCGCAGCGGATCGTCTACATCGCTGCGGAACCGGTTGGTGACATCGTCGGACGTGATGAGGGCCATCGGACCGTCAGGCGCTCTTGATGGCGGCGTTCAGAAGTGTCTGCTTCTGGGCCGCGAGGGAACGGCCGAGGATCGCGTCCGGGGCGACGCCCAGCGCTTCGGCATATTCCTTGACGCCGCTTGGCGTATTGAGCGACTGGACTTCCAACACCGTTGCGAGCGCCTTGTGCGCAGGAAGTTGCTCTCCCTCGCTCTTGATCTGGCGGTACCGGTCCCAGTAGGTGTTGCGTTCGCTGGAGGTCAGCGACAGCCCAGTCGCCGCGTTGATCGCGGCTACCTTTGGCCGGCCGCCGCCGTCGAACTGCTCGACATCATTCATCTTCACGATGTCGTCGATGCAGCGCAACGCCAAGGCGTCGCGCAAGATCCCCGTCACGACGACCTTCTGCGGTGAAGCGTCGTTAGCCTCGTTGACCATGCCATCCTGTCCGTCAAGCGGCAGGATGTTGAACCCCATAGCCTCGGATACGACCTCGTCCGGCACCGAAACCGGCGTGTCCGGCGTGAACCGGATGCAATGACCCTGCTTCGTTCGCAGAGTGAAGTGACGCGAGCATTTCATCAGTACAGGCATATCGTCCTCTCGTGGCTGCTGTGAAAAGACGCGGCCATCAAAACAAGGGGGTGGAGATCGCTCCCACACCCCCTCGCCCGGCAGCCACGCCAGGGACAATCAGTTGCCGTACGTCTCGTTGGTACGTCCGACAACCACGTAACGCAGGTCAAACACGGCCTCGCCCTGTGTGGGCGCGCCGCTTACTGCAAAAGTCACCGTGCCGCCCTGCGGGTAATACGTGCCCGCGCCGGCGGCAATGCCGGTGTGGCCGAGGGCCGTCGCTGCGACACTGCCGAAAATGGAGATCGGCGTGCCGCTGCTGTCGACGGCGGTGAGTACCGGGGTGGTGCCGTTGAACACAGTGGTGATGGCCAGATCGCCGCCGAGGAGCATCGCCCCTGGCTGCAGCGCCATCTGCACACCATTGGCGATGTCCGCAGCGGTGAAATGCACCGTCGCATGCAAGCCCCACTGCCGGCTGTCTTCGATTCGAGCAGTCATGGTTCAGTCCTCTTAGATCGCGGTGTCGACGCTGATCACACCGAAATCCTCGGTGGTGCCGGTGTAGATCGACGGAAACACTGGCTTCTTGAACCCGATGATCTTCGCGGCGGAGATGCCGGGGCTGTTGTCGTAGTCGAAGTCTTTCTCGACCCACATCGGCAAGCCGATGTCGGCGAAACCGAGCGCCTGCGCACCGCACAGCAGCACGCGCTGGCCGTCGGTGGTACCGGAGCTACCCCACTTCGAACCCGAGGCCGCGCCCGTCGTGTTGAAGACGTGCCGGTACTCCAGGATGTTCATGCCGTCGATGTAGATGCCGTCGGTGCCGCCGAGGTTGGTACCCTTGAACAACGGGTTGGAACCACCGCGCTGCATCGCCAACTTCCAGACCTCCATGAAGTCCGGGTCCTGCTTCAGCGCCGCGATGCCCTGCGGGGACATGAAGACGTTGTAGCCCTGGACACCGTTCTCGCCGCGCAGCGGCTTCACGTAGGTGCTGACGGCCTTTGCCTTCAGCTGTACCAGCATCTTCCAGCTCGGGGTATCGGCAGCCGCGATGCTGGTCGTGTTGGCCGCAGCGAGTACCTTGTTGGTTCCGTCCCAGCGGAAATGCCGGTTGGCAGTCGGCGCCGAAATGTCCGCGGCGAAGTCAAGCTGCGGCCATTGCGAGCCGATGCGCGGCGCGCCGTTGGAGTGCTGGGCGTATGCGACACCCGACAACGTCAGGAACCCCAACTCGTCCATGCTGTTGGCGAGCCAGTACTGCAGGGCGTTCTTGGAGTTGTTGCGGAAGGTCACGACCGAACGTTGGTCGGCCATGCGCCCTTCGAGACGATTGGCGTGGCGGATCTGGTCGATGTTGATGACCTGGTCAGCCGAGTTCATCGCCTCTTCGTTGCCTTCGAGCTGGTTGTCGCCGACAACACCGTCACCTTGCAGGTCTTGGACCAGGGTGATAACGGCACGGGCACCTTTGTTGCCCTTCTTCAACTCGGTGATACGTTGCACCATCGCGCCGGGGCCGCTGCCCGCGAACGCGTTGAGGAACGAAACGTTGCGAGCGGCGTGCCACAGGTCACGAGACCAGAGGGTCAGCTGCTCAGTGGTGAGCTTGGAAAAATTGGTAAGCATTGCCGATTCCTGCCCTTGAGCGGGCAAACTGAGGTCGCCCCACGTTGACGCTCTGGGACTTCAGCGGAATCGGCATTGATGGCGCCGAGGGCCAGCTGCTTGCTTTACGCCCAACAGCGCGGGCGAGATGACCGTGACGTGATCAGAACGATCGTCGTTTTACGCCCGACGATGCGGCGAAATCGCAAACACGACTCGAACTTATGCAATTCGAGTCGTGTTTGCAAGGGGGGTCAGCCGACAAAATCTCCGCGGAGCCGCTTCTTGGTCGCCTCCGGCAATTTGTCGAACTCCTCGTCGCTCAACTTGGATACATCGATCGAGAGCGCTTTTTCCGTGGGCGCCGACTTGTCGGTGTCCGGCGGTTGCTTCTTCGCCGCCTCGACGTTGGCCTTCACGTCGGTCTTGCGTTTCTCGGGGATCGACTCACGACGCATGCTCTTCTCGTCGAAAATGTCACGGCCGAGTACGTACTTGAGGGCGCGCTTCAACGCCGCGGCCGGAGCCACGCCTCGCGCCTCGTAACCGTCGCGGATCGCGGACACGTCCGCCAGCAGGTCGTCGCTGAACTCCTCGTGCTTGGGGTTCAGTTCGGGCACCAACAACTCGACTTGGTCCACAACGGCTTCGTAGGCAGCCAGGTGTTGCGCCTGTACCGCACGCTGCTGCGCGATGTACTCCGTCTGCGCCTTGTTGGAACTATCGCGCATCTGATCCAGCTCGCGCTGGAGCTTGGCAGCTTTCTTGTATTCGCCCTCGGCGCGCGCGACTTCGACGTCCTCGTACAGCTTGTCAACTTTTTCGGTGAACTCCTTGAACGCCTTGCCGTGGCCGCCTTGGTCGCGCAGTTCCCGCAGCTCCTCTTCGAGGGCGACGGCACGCGCTTCGGCTTCCTTGCGCTTGCGCTGCGACTCCGTGAGTCGCGCGCGCGGCACCATGGGGTTGGGGACGTCCTTCTCTACTTCATCCTTCCCTTTTTCGTCGGCGGTCTTTTCGTCGGCGCCTTCTTTGCCTTTTTCATCGCTGGTTTCCTCGTCTTTCTTCGCCCCTGCCTCGGGTGTGGCACCCTCATCGCCGGTTTCCTCTACGACCAGCTCGTCGCCACGGTCAGTCAGGTTCTCGCCTGCATCGTGATCGAGTACGTCGTCAACTACTGCCTCCTTTGCCATGACTACCTCTACGTGGCTGCTTCGTCGGGTTGTGCGCTCGCCTCTTGCTGCATCTTCGCCATCTCACGGCGATGCTGCAGCTCCATATCCGTCAAGGACAGCGCGGTATCCTTGTCGGACTTTTGCCTATCGTGCGCGATGCGCGTCATGTCGCGGGCGTGTTCCAGTAGTAGTCGATTCTGGTCCAGCGCGATGCGTTGACCGGCCGGATCGTTGCGTGCATCGGCGAGCGCCTTGGCGGCGCGTGCGTGCGCGAGATCCGCCTGCGCGGCAGAGTTGACACTGGACGCCTGCTTCGCGGCCAGCTCGGCCTGCATGAGCGCCTGCTGCAGCGCCTGCTGCTGTTGCTGCGCGTTCTGGTCGCCCTGCGCTTCCTTCACGGCCTGGATCACCGCGGACTTCTGCGGGATCGAGCTGTACTGCAGCAGCACTTCGTCCGGGATCATCATGCCAAGGTCTTGGCGCATTTCCTTGAGCTGCGCGAAGGTTGTCTGTTGCACCGTGTCGCGCGATGGCGCCGGCACAACGGTCGCGTCGTACTTCCCTGTCGTGACGTCATTCAGCATTCGGCCTTCCGGCGTCGGCTGATTGATCGTCATGACGCCGGATTCGTTCGTGACACCGTTGGTATACCGCAGCAGGCGCGTCTCGGTGTAGAACGTTTGCGCCAAATCGCGTATGTGTTCGGCGATCAGCGTCTTGGTGAAGTACAGCGCCTTGTAAGCCGTCGCCAGGTTCACCGAGCCGCGCGCGGCGCGGAAGTCCAGGGCTTTGCCCGTCGCCTCGGTGGACGCCGCGCCCTGCATGGCCTCGGTGTACCCGGAGATCTGGTGGAATTTCCCGTCGATGGTCTGCGCGAGATGGTCGTGACCGGAGGGCAGCTCCCCAGGCTCGATACGCTGCAGATGCTCCACGTCGTCAAGCACGGCCACGATTCCGGTCTTCGCACCACGTTGCTCCAGCTCCTCCTCGGTCATGTTCTTCAGGGAGTTTTGCTGGACTTTCCAGCCGCTGTTGGCAGCGGAATTGAGGATGTGGAGCTCCTGTGAATACAGCTTGTTGGTGAAGCGCTGCAAGTCGACCAATTGATCACCGAGCCCCATCGTGTAGCCGTCGATGAAGTACGGAAAAAACGGCACGACTGTGAAGTGCTTGTATGGACTGTCCTCATCGTGCAGAAGGAATCGGTCGCAACTCACGGTCCAGCGAATCGTCTGCGTGCGCCGTTTGATGACGTTCACGCCTGTCAGCTGCACGAGCCGCCCTACGCGTTCGCGATCCCAGTTCTCCGGAACCTCGCTCATGTCGCCGGTGCTGGTGTCGACGAAGAAATCCTTGTACTTGAGTGTCCGATATTCGCGCTCGATCAGACGCCGGCAGCGCAGCAGTCGTGGATCGCCGTTCGAAGGGTCGTAGAAAGTGCCGCCATTGAGCCGCTGCGACAATTCGCGCTCCGCCACGGAGTCGTAGGGTGAGAGCCAGTCGGCCTGCGGCGTGCCTTCGATCTCCTTGGCCGCGGCATCACCGTATGTCAGCGCGATCATGTCCATATTGACGAAGCGCGTCGTGAACACTTCGGGCCACGTGTCGGGGTCAGGATCGTCGATCTCGGGATTCAATACGACGTTCTGCGGACGCGGGGCGGAGAGCTTGATCTGCCCCATCATCTGGTCGTCGAACTCCACGCGGGTGCGGAAATAGCCGCGCCCCGACAGCATCCCCATGAACAGGACGCGTGGCTCGATGTACTCCAACTTGTTCTGCGCGGTGATCGAGCAGTACAACTTGTCAAGCACGTCGCTGATGTCCTCGTCGCCTGCGTCCGACGGCGAAAACCGCACGTCGCCGGTCGAGTAGACCATTTCGCCGACGATGGAGTCCATGTCGCGGAAAAACTGATTGATCGTCAGTGCCGGCCGGTTGGACTCGCGCATCTCCGCCAGCTCTTCCATCGACCATTGCTGGCCGACGAAGAAATTGAGTCCCGTCTCCGTTCGCAACAAGTACGGATCGTGCCCATTGGCGCGGCAGTACTCGTAATAGCGATAGTTGTCGTATGCCTTGTCTTCGTCGCTCATGCCGTCATGAAACTATCGCTTGGGGGGGTTTGGGTGTACTTGTGCAACTCCTTCCGCCAACTCTTCGTGGCGCGTTTTTTGCGGCGTATTCTGGATGCGGGTGGCGAAAGCCGGAGGGCCATGCGCGCCAACCACGCCAATGCGTCGACGATATCATCATGGGTGCCGTTGGGGAACCGCAGCAGTTCCTGCTGCACCTTGGCCGCCCAGGGTTGGCCAGACGGCAAGTAGATCTGCCCCATCTGCATGCGTTGCTGCAACGGTCGCGCCCGCAACAACTTGTCCGTCACAGGCTTCAGTTCGTGGTCGAACGAGAAGGTGGACTTGGCGTCCGTCATCGCAACCTGCAGGAGCGGCAGCAACGTCTTTTTGATCTGGCCGTCTTCGATACCCATCACCTGCATGTCGGGCCACTTCTTGCCCATGCTCACCATGGATTCGACGATGGGATACGTGCTCATGCGCGCCCGCACCATATCGACGACGTACAGCGCGCCATTCGCGCCTAGGGCGCCCACGACTCCGACCGTCCAGTCGTTCTGGGTCTTGAGCCCGATCGCCAAGTCCCAGGCTGAGAAAAAGGTGTACTCGTCATGCGTACCAGGCATAGCCGAGTAGAACCGGAACATGTCGCTGGTGAAGTACTCGCCGTCGTCGGGCACCGGGTTTTGCTGGTAGAGCGCGTTCCACTGCTGCGACGGCATCGTGTTGCGGATGGTCCGGAGCGCTTTGGCCGAATAACGCTCGGGGTGCAACGCGTCACCCTCGTGCCGCAGCAATCGCGCACCTTCGGGGACTTCACCTGGCCCAACCTGAATTAACCCGTCGGGGAACAAGTACTCGTCGGCCTCCGCCAGCGCCGGATAACTCACGACTTCCCACTGGTCAATTTCGTCCTCGGGTACGCCGGCCTCGACGAGCGCCTCGTGATCGCTCAAAAGGCGCCCCGCAAGATCTCCGTCATGCCACCGCGTCTGCGTGATCAGTACGCCGGCGCCTGGAGCGAGTCGTGTGCGCGCCGTGGTGGTATACCAGTTGTAGGCGTTCTCGCGTACGACGTCAGATTGTGCCTCTTGGTAGTCCTTGATCGGATCGTCGATATTGAGGATGTGGCAGCCGGTACCTGTAATACCGCCCTCCACGCCGGCCGCGCGGAATCGGCCGCCTTCCGTCGTCAACCACTCTTCCACGCCGCGCGAATCGGAGCGAACCTTCGCCTTGGGGAACACAGCCTGGTACGCCTTGTCATCGAGGCGGTCGCGGATGCGCCGGCTAAAGCCGATCGGCAACGAAACGGCGTACGACGCCGAGATGATCTCCCAGGAGGGGTAGTGGCCGAGCACCCAAGAGGGAAGCTCGTCGGACACCAGCGTGCTTTTGCCCGTTCGCGGCGGCAAGAACATCATGAGCCTCGGCGATTCTTTGCGCGCGACGCGCCTGACGAAGTTTTCTAGGCGCCGCGCCATGTCGTGATGCACCCACCCCGCCAGATAGTCGGGACGGAACTGCGTGACGTAGTAAATAAGTCGCCGGCGCATCAGCTCCCGCCGGGCCATCTCTTTTTCAGCGACCTGGAGAGCCGACTGCTCCTCTTCCTCGATTTGCGACGCGTACGTTCCGTCCTCGCGGACGAGTGAGCGGGCCTCCAGCGAAATGATTGGCGCGAAATTAGGCTCGGAATAGAGCTTCAGGACACCGTATTGGGTCTCGCAACCGCGGCAAAAATCGCAGTACAGGAGCGGCGCATCGCGCAGCCGACGAAAACCCGTTACGAGCTGCTCCTGACCGCAAGCGGGGCAGTAAATGAGCGGCTTGAAGAGCTCAGCGCCCATTGAGTTCGTAGAAATCCGCGTCGATGATGTCTTCCGCGCCAAGAAGGTCGATCAGTTCGCTGTCGTCCAGCTGCGCGATCTGGCGCCGACGCGTATTGGCCTCGCTGGATATCGTTACGCGAACCTCGCGAGGGGCGTCATAACCGAGCATCTTCGCAATTTCGCGCCACCCCGCGATCTGCGCCATCGGATCAGCCAGGAGATCAGCCTGATCGACGGCTTTCTTGATCCCCGCGACCACATCATCCTTGGTGATTTCGGCGCGCTGTTGCATCGCTGCGCGCAACTTCTCGCGCGCATCTATGACTTCCGGCCGACGCAGAACCGGCTGCGGATGAGCGATACCGGCGAGCTCGGCCGCGCGCGATTGCGACATGCCGAGCACTTCGATGTTGTAGACGAGCTTCTGCTCAGCTTCGCTCAGCCCGACTGTGGCGATGTCTTTTTGCATGCTTTGGGGTTCGGTTTTGGTTTTTGCCAGCACTTCTCGGCGACGCCGTACTCGTCATGGTTCTTGATCTGCAGCGCCGTCGAGTTCGTCAGCACGTCATCGCATGACGTAAAGACCGGCTTCCACCCAGTGCAGTGATCGGAGATCGGCTTAGTGCGTCCACCCATCGTCCCGCAGCTCGCCAGCAGCGGTATCAGGAGCAGCGTCAGCCACCTTTTGCGCCGGAGCATCCGGCAATTTTGCGTTGTCATTCTCGACCTCCGTTCGATCGTTACTCGCTTTCACGACTTGCTCAGCCGCATCCGCCAACGACTGCGAGTCCTTGGCCTGATCGACGTCTGCCTGGTGTTCCTTACCCTTGACGAACGCGACGAATAGTGCGGCAGCCAGTGCGGCCAGCATTACGACAATGCCGACGATCCAGCGTCCAATCTTCGTGCTGACGAACCAACCCCAGAGCGCGGTCATTTTGGTGTCGCCCCGCCATCGACCTCAGCGCGCAGCTTGTCGATTTCGTACCCGAGCGTTTCGCGAACCACGTCCAATTCCGCGCCGGTCGTGCGGCCAGAAAAGTGCGCAGCCGCCAGCACAATCAGACCGAGGAAAAACACCACGTCGATCGCGGTTTGAATGATGTTGAAGATCATGGCTGCTTGTCCTCGTTTTCGTGGGGAATGCCGAGCTGCGTTTCCAACTTCTCGGCGTAGGCTTTCCACTTGTCCGCGCGCGCTTTCTCGGCGTCGGCATCGGAGTGGTCACACACTGCGGGCGCCGTCTTGTTGCCAAGGATCACGACGGCTTTCGGCGGCAATGGTTGGGCGACATGCGCAGCGCAGCCGTACAGCGCCAACACTACGATGACAGCGAGCGCCTTCAATGCGACGGCCTTGTGCGCTGGATGATGCTGTTGATCGCTTCGGTGTGCGAGTCCTGCCGGTCACTGATATGCGCGACCTGCAAGGTGAGCGCCGAAACGTTGGCGGTCAACGTCGTCATGGCCGCTTGTATCGATGCCTGATTCGAGATCGTAAGGCTGATCTTGGCATCTTGTTGCAAGTTGTACTCGTGCTCAGCTTGCGCAATGTTGGTGGCCCTGAGGGCATTCGCATTGGCCGTGCTTGCAGTGCTCAACAACAGCGTCAACAACACGGAACCCACAGCCCCAAGGATCGAAACCAGCACTCCAATGACGAGCATGGCAATGCGCCACTTGGCGATGCCCGTATCGGAGCCCATCGCAGTAATGGCATTCATGTCAGGCGTCCTCTCCACCGTCAGCCCTCCCCGTGAGGCTTGGTTGTGCGAACAGGTGTGAAGCGTTGGCGCCCAGCGCGAGCGCCAGCGCAATGCCCATCACCACGTACTTACCCCACTCGGGCAATACGGGATGCCAGTCGGCGGGCGTCATGTTCCACGCGCCGACAGCGATCACCGTGATCGTGGTCAGGCTAGAAAACCGGTATGACCAGCGTCGCCGATTGCGAGCGCGGTCGTCGGGCGGCAGCAGTTGCGGGATCATGCGTTCATTCCCATGGGTTGTCGCCGCTGGTTATCTGCACCATCAGGGCAACGACAAACAGGCCAAAAAGGCCACCGCCCAAGACCAGAACCACACAGCCCACGATCTTCAGTATTTCCCAGATCATATGTCCCCCATGTTTTCAGGCAGCCATCCCTTGGCCAGTTTTTCGCGCACACGTTCGACGGCTTCGGCTTTGGTGATCTCACCGTCGCTGTTCGCGTCCAGCCCGGCGTTCTGGCGATAGGCGCGGCCACCAGCAAACAACACCGAATCGTCGGGCTGACCGACGTACTTCGGCAACAGGATCGCCATGTACATATCGGCGAGCGACCGCACCCGGCTCGCGTAGGGGCGGAAATACTTCTCGACGTAATCAAGCTGGTCGATTGCGCTCATGCCTGCAAGCACGCCGGTGGTCGTGCGCAGCCCTTGCGCTGTCGTGGGCATGAACTGGATCAGGCCGACAGCCCCGCTGCCCGCTTGGTTCGGGACATCCGCGCTGAACGTTTCGCCGCTCTCAAACGCGATGCACGCCATCAGCCACGAGCAGTAGTCGTTGGGCCAGCCGAGATTGCCGCAGCGATGCAGCGCCTCGCGCGCGAAGTCGAGCCCGGCATGCTTGGCCCAGGCGATCAACATCACGCAGGCCTCGGCACGATGTTGAACCCCCAACCCTTGTTGAAGTCCGGTTTCGTCGGCACGGATTCGCATATCGCCCATGCAGCAGCCGCGCCATCAACACCGGCATTCACCGCACATGCACAGGCTGCACGCATCTCGGCCGAATAGTTGTCGGGCTGTGCCACGTAGGCGTTGAGGAAATCCCCAGCCTTGGCGTTCGGGTTGTATTTGGCGATGATCGCTGTGACCTGATCTTGCGTGACACCCGGCGCGGTGGCAGCGGCGGCATCTTCGGCCGACCAATGCGCGTTGCTCAGCGAGTCCACCAAGGATGCGCGCAGCATCGCGGGATAATCGGCCAGGTACGCGCCGCCCTCGGCTTCCAGCACGCTCAGGACGTAGATGGTCGAAAGTTGCCAGTACCCTGCGTTCATCGCAATCGGGATGAAGCTCGCCAGGTACTGGTTGAACGGCATCCATTGCGGCAGCTTGTGCGCGATCGGATCAAGCACGATGCGGTCGTAGTTTTCTTGCCAGACGGCGATGCCGGTATGCAAACCCGCATCCGTGGGGCGCATGTAGGTGCCGAGAATCCCACAAGGATTTTTCGGCAGGGCATCGGCAATCGCGCGGTTGATTTCCAGTTGCGCCGCGAAGTATTCCGGCATGCAACTGACTTGCGAACCAAGGAACAGGCTGCGCAATGCCCAAGCGGTTGCCCGTTCGGCCAGTGTCATTACGCCACTGCGCTGTCGCACGTCGGGATTGCCAGCGGTCAGCGCGTAATTCGCCCACACTGCCGCGTGGAACTTGTCGTGCGCGGTTCCGGTGGCCGCTGCGGCGACGAACGCATACCCCGTCTGGTGCGATAGCTCCGGCTTGCATTTCGATCCGGAGATGGCCTGCGCCTTCGGATCGTTGTTGTAGATCGCCAGTGGGTTGGCTGTGATGCCGCCCTGCTGATACGGCGGCAACAGGTTCACGTCCGGGTATTGCGTTACGTCGAACGGCAAGCCGGTGTTGTCATCGAGGCAATACAGCGGCCACGCGCCGCAATGATCCGCTGCCGCGCGAACGACCACAAAGGTATCGCCGGATGGCGCCACGACGAACGGAACGTCCCATTCCGGGACATACGCGATATCGGGCCGCGCGCCACCCGAGCCCATGCCAAAAAGCGATGCCACACCAAGGCCGTTGTAACTGAGATCGTATTGGCTGATATCCCATACGTTCGGCGTCCCTGCGGCCCAGTTGGGGAACAGGGTCTTGTCCACCGGATGCCACGCGGCTTGCTTTCCATAGCGAATCGTCTTGTTGAAAACGTCGTGCGGAAACTGCACGGCTTCCGGGCCGAACACCACCGCACCGTCATACGTGACTGTGAGCGTTCCGGCGTAGTCGAACGCATCGCGACCATTCACCGCGCCCACGTCGCAACAGTCAGCATAGGCGCGCATGCGCAGGCCCGGATGCAGGTTGCCGTCCGCATCGGCAAGCGATAGATACACGCCGTCAATGGTCGCGTCGTCGCACACCTTGGCGGTCGCGGTCCAGGTCTTGCCAGCGGCATCCGTGACGATCGCGGCGGCTACATGCGTGGCGCTCGGCTGTGCGCCTTGCGAGGGTGGCGGCGTGCTGGTGGCCGGGGGTGTGGTGACAGGTGGTGACGTCGTCACTGGCGGTGGCGGCGGAGGCGGACTGACGGGTGTAGGCGTAGTGTCCGCTGGCGGCGTGATCTGGCCTGGATAGACCGGGTGCTTGTTGGTCACGCTGGTGCCGTCGGCGCGTGTGAGGGTCTGCGTCACCATGTACTGCGAGGCGTTCGGGTAGGTATGGCTCACCGAGCCGCCAATGGGGCACTCGGTCGGCTTGCCATTCGACCACGAAATCACCATCTCATCCGTGGGCAACGTGCCGGTCGAGGTGTCCTGAATCGTCACCACGTACCCGGCCGCAACCGTCGCGACAAACTTCACCGCGAAGGGCACGAAGTCATCCAGTGTGTACGTACCAGCTGGCGTGTCGCTGTCGAGCGTGATGCTGCCCGCCGGCACGGGATAGTTGCCTGCCGTCATGTCGGATTCGAGAGTGATCTTGCTCATGCTGCAATCCTCAAGGCTTGACCGCGATCAGGGCCGCGGCGCTTGCGCCCGACGCACTGTTGTTGAAAATGGCCGTTACGCTCCCCGTCGCCCCGTGCGCGCCCTGTGCAAGGTAGGCCGCGCCGCCGTGGTAAGTACCGTCATTCATGCTCTGCGCGACGGTGAATCCAGCGACTCCGAGCGTGCCCGTCGTACTCGTTCCGGACATCACGTCGATGAGCAAGAGCAACGCGCCGTCCACCGTCGTGGTGATGGACCCCACGGTTACGCTCGACGGGGTAGTGGCGGCCGCGATAGCCGTGTTGCTGACATCGACGGGGTTCGTGGCCTGCGAACTGCGAGCCACGATCAACTGCGAGCGGCCGGCATTCGTTGTGATCGCGACGTAGCCGTTCGTGATGTCGGTTGCCGTCAGCTTGTAGGCCCACACCGCAAGGTGCCGGTTATTGCCGGATGGCGTGTAGTTGAAGTCGCCTATAACAGGGATGGCATACGGCGAGGCCGGCGCCGAAAGCGTCACGACCGCATTCGTCGTCGGCGCGATAAACAGCCAGTCGCCCGATTGGCCTCCCGGCGGGAGCGGGGCATTGCCTGAAGTGCTCTTGAAGGTATTGGCGCCGACGAAGGTGGCGGAGGTTGCAGCCGCCGCCACATTGAACGTATGCGCCAGCGGTGTCGCATTCGGTGAGCCGCCCGTCGTGCCAAAAGTGCTCGTGATGCCCTGCGCGGTGGTCAGCGTGCCCGAGACGGTCGCCTTGTAGTGCGTCGCATCCACCATCGAGGTGCTGCCGAGGCTCAAGCCCGCAGGCAGTTGATCCACGGTGATCGTGGGCGTGCCGGTCGCGCCGAATACGAGCGTCGCGGTCACGTCGAAATTCACCGAATCGCCGACGTGCGGCGAGCTGGGGAACGTGGCGGCGAGCGCGATGGCGGGCGACGCTACGATGTTCTCGTCAAGCGCCGCACCTGTGAACGCGAGCGCACCAGCGCCGATCGACGTTGCGGCGCTTCCCGCTACCGAGAACTCGTGCACCACCGTCGCGCTCTGCGTGCCATTCGACGCTGTAAACGTGCTGCTGACGGTCTGCGCGGACGCAGGTGTACCGGTGATCGTCGCGATGTATGGGCCAGCCCCCGTGCCAGTCGTAGCACCGAGCGCCAAGCCATCAGGCAGCGCATCCACGCTTATCGTGATCTCACCATCCGCGCCGCCAACATTGTTCGCAGTCACAGACCCGGAGTACGCAGTTCCGGCGGACGCGCTCGTCGGAAGCCCATGGTCGTACATCCTCACGGAAGGGACCGCTGGATCGAGCCACAGGCAGGCCCACGCGCTGCTGCTTCCCTCGCCTCCAAAGGACGAAATCTCGACCCCCGTACTCACTGAACCACTAACGGCGCTGTTCGGCGCGGGGCGATAGAAGGCCGCCGTGCCGGGCACCCTATCCATCTGCCCCGACCAGGGGCTGGCAGGAGTCCAGATCGCATTCGCGTCGTTGAACGGTGTGTAGAGGAACACCAAGGGCACGGAGTCGGCCGTGCCGGGGGCGTCAGTCGGTCCCCATGTGATGACCGACGTACCACCGCCGACGCTGGGGGACGTTAGGTCTTTCGTAGGCGCAGCCGGGCCTGGCATTGCGCCCGCCCACTCAAATACGCGCGCCGCGGGCTCGACGCTCGCCCCGTTAAAGGAGACGCCCGCTTCCGTACCGTCACTGATTCTGAACGCCATGGCGCCGTAAATGCCAAGGTCAAACAGAGGCGTCCAGCCTGGCGTGGTAACAGCTTCTGAGCGCTGTCCCGCGGCGACGTAAGCCACCAGGAGATTGCCCAGCGTTGCGGTCTTTGAAAACGTCACCGAAACGCCGTTACTCGCGAACTTACCAAAAATGTCGGCGCTCGCCGTCTGCACCACGGAGATGCCAGCCGGCGCCACGATGAAACTGCGCGTCAGGGTGTTGCCCTGCGTACCGTTGGTCGCAGTGAAATGACTGTCAAGGGTCTGTACGGTCGTCGGCGTGCCGGTGATCGCACCGCTGGCAGTGTCGAGCGCGAGGCCGTCCGGCAATACATCGACGCTGTAAGTAATGGTGCCAGTCGCGCCGTTGATGTTGGTACCGGTAACGCTGCCGGTATACGGCTTGCCCACGGTCGGCATCGGGAAGCTGCCCGACAGGGTCACATCCGGAGCCGTGGCGATCGTGATCGATTGCGCATCGGTCGCCGTTCGCGCGGTAGGCGTCGTGGAGTCCGTGATCCGCGGCGTGAAGGCATACGTGGCCGCGGTGTGCGGCATGCCGCTATAGGTCACGGTCTTGGCCGTGGTATCGACCACCACGGAGTCGATCCATGCCGGCAGCGTCCCCACCGACACGTCCGCGGTAACCGGCGCGGTGAAGCCCCCCTCAATATCGAGCACGCCCGTCCAGGCAACACCCATCGGACCATTGGGCAACGTGCCGGTCAGGGACATCGCAGCTGCGATATCGAACTCGTGCGCCAACGTTCCGGTCTGCGTTCCATTGGTCGCGTTGAACGTACTGTTTACGGTCTGCGCCGTGGTCAGCGTCCCCGTGACAGGCGACGTGAAGGTACCGTCGCCGTTGTCGACTCGGGTGCCGAGCGCGAGTCCCGCCGGCAGCTGGTCTACCGTGATCGTGATGCTCCCCGTAGCGCCTGCGACATTGGCCGCCGTGACCGACCCGGTGTAGGTATCCCCGACATCGGCCGCCGGCAAGCTCGTCGTCACGCGCACGCCAAGTGTGGGCGGGAACAACGACGTCGTGATGTAGCTCGTCCCGTTGCGCGCCCCCGCGACGCCGTGGGTCGCGTCGAAAGCGATGACGCATTCAAGCGGCCCGGCGGCCAGATCCGTCATCCGGAACCACGTCGCACCCGCGTCATAGGTCATGTAATTGGCGGCGTTGAATCCCACTACGACGCCAACAGTCGCGCCGAAATTAGCCGCGTCCTCCAAAGTCTCGTTGGTCGGCAACGACGCAACCGCGACCCAGGTCGCGCCGGCGTCGGTAGTGCGATAGCTCGTGCCGTTGGACGCCAGCGCCACCGCAGTCGTAGCGCTGAAACGTATAACGCATAGATACGCGCCCGCCGGCAAGCTCGATGCCGCCCATGAAGACCCGGCGTCGGTCGTGTTGAAACTGGTGCTGACGTCGCCAATGACCACGCCGTTCGTCGACGTAAAAGCCACGCCAGCGACGAACGTGCCGCTCAATGTCGAATTGAGCCATGACGCGCCAGAGTCGAGCGTGCGGTAATTCTGTGTGCCGTTGGCGAACACCGTCGCGTGGTTCGCGTCAAATACGATGCCGCCGTTCCACGTGCCCGTCACCAGGGCGTTGAGCTGCGTCCATGTATCGCCGCCGTCCGTGGTGAGGAAGCTATGACTGTTGTTGTATGCCAATGCGATACCGCGGGTCGCACTGAATACAAGGCCCCCCGCGTACAGCTGGGTCTGGGGCAACGTAGCCGTAGTCCAGGTCTGCCCCGCGTCGCTCGTGGTGTAAGCGAAGACCGTACCGGCATTGGAGAACGTTACGGCGCGGGTCGCGCTGAACACCATCTTCTTCTGGAATCCGGCGCTGTCGAACGTCAACGGCTCCCAGCTGCTGGTCGGAGCACTCGGGAGTACGAGCGCAGCACCCTGCACGGCGACCGCTCCTGCGCCGATGGACACCGCGAGGCCCGTCGGCGGTTCGAGCACCGCGCCTTGGAAGCCGAGCGCCGATCGCCCCATCGCGGGGGTCACGCCAGAACTGGATTCGAGCGGAGCGCCTGAGAGCGCGAGTACGCTCGGCGTCAGCTGCAGCGCCACGCCGCTCGTCGTGCTGGGCAACAGCGCGGCGCCGGAAAATGCGACGGCGCCGACACCTACGCTCGTCTGGGCAGCAGCGCCCGTCGTCGCGGAGAGCGTCGCAGGTGCGAGGCTGATCGCGCCTGCAGGCACTTGGATGAGGCGTGACACACCGGCTCCGAAATCGAGCGGCATGGGAAATAGTGCGAGCGCCGAGGCGCCGAAACTGAGCGCGGAGCCGTAGCTAGAGGCGATCTGCGCAGCCGTGAAACCCAGTGCGCCGGCGCCGAGGTGTAGTTGCGCACCAGCGGAGGTCGCAGGTTGGTGCGGCGCGATGGAGAGGCTGCCGGGCAGGAGGTCCGCCGCCGCGGCGGTCGACGATGCGAAGGACAACGCGCGACCCGCGAAGTCGAGACTGGACGGGTTGATGCGGATGGTGTTGCCCGTCTCGGCGAGCAGCCCTACGGATGCGAACCTGAAAGTACCGTGCGAGACCGTGAACTCGCCCGGCTGCGGTGGCGGCCACATCTTGTTCAGGCCCTTATAGACGCCCGTCGCCATCCGTGTGCGAACGTAGACGCCCGTGATCGGGCCTGAACCTTTGGTGATGCCGACCATGGATCAGGCTGCCGTGAACAACCCGTTCGGCGTGTTGACGCTGAAGGCGCCGGCGCTACTCGACACGGTGCCGCCGCCACTGTTCAGATCGCAGTAGCCGATCAGCTTGTCGGTGGACGACCGCGACCCCGCGGTCCCCAGTACCAGCGCCAGGTATTTGGCGGTAAGCGTCACGCTGGTGCCGAACGAGATGTCCGCGGAATCGACAGTGACGGTGCCGCTCGCCAACGTAACGGTCTGTCCCGAGACCGCCTGTTCGACGTAGCCCGAGTCCGCGATCTCGTTCGCTGAAACGTCAGCCCAGGTGGAATGCGACGCCGCGGGTGTGTAGCCTGCTCCCAGCAGCACCGCGGTGATGGTGGCGGACGCCATGTTAAGACTGCCGTTCAAGAGCAGTAGCTTGGCGTTGTCGTACAGGGTGAAGTTGCCAGCAGCCATGGGCAAGTACCTATTGGGTGGTGATGTAGATGACGTTGGGGTCAGGTGTGGTAGGAAGCGTCGCGACGACCCGGATCTGCGTCGCACCGGACAGGAACCACGTCATCGCGGCCGGTGCATCGACCGGTGCGACCGTGGCAAGGTTGATGGGGTCGGAGCCCGTCGGTACCTGGATGAAATAGCGCCGCTCTTCGCTGTCGACCATCTCGTGGACTTCCCACGCCCAGTCCGTCGGACTGATCGCGGGATCGTCAGTGGCCTGGAGGTTTACGGCGACGTGGCCGTTCGCGTCGATCCTGACCTCGACGGGCTCGGGGATCACGATGCTGTCGCCGGCGCGCACGAGCTGCGCGGCTGAAAAGCACACGCTTCCCATCGCCGGAGAACCGTCGCTACGGCGGAAGTAGTCGCCGAATACGGATACCGTAGACCATGTGTACGGTGGTGCCATGCCGTCGACCCGCTCAAAGGTAGGAGCGGCGTGGCTGCCGGGCGGCTTGGACAGAACATATCCCAAGCGCCGCACAATAAAAAGCCCCGTCGATGGGCGACGGGGCTTTCGGTGCCTGCACTCGAACGGCGAGCCGGGAGTGAGGCGGCGTGGCCGTGCAGGGCTGGTTACAACTTATGCGGCGGGGGTGGAGGTGTCAAGCGCGAGCATCCCCCGCACGATCGGATCGGCGTTGCTCGTGCCAAGCGCGACGTACTTCGAACGGGGCATGCGCAGCTCGACGAAACCGCCCATGCATCCGTGCGGGAGTGCCGCGGCATGGGGTGTCTTTTCCCACGCTTCGACAGCCTTCATGGCGTCGCCGAGCGTGTCACACCAGAACGTACGGCCGTCCGGAAAGCAGCAGCAATAGGCGTCGATGATTTCGTCGGTCATGCGTGTGGTGTGAACGGCGGTCGTGGGCTGCGCGCGCGTCCTATCGGACTTCGTCACATAGCCCGTCGTGTCAGTGATCGGATGCCATTCGAGCGGTTCGATGCCGAACGAAGCGGACGTCGTGTTGATCTGCGGCTTCTGCAAACGATCTTCGACGAGCTTAGCGTAGCCCGCGATGTCGTGCCAGTTGTCGACGTACTCGGGATCGCCGTTCAAGATGCGCGCAATCTTGTCGGCAATGACGGTGAGGGCCTGCTTCTGTACGTCGGACAGACGGTTCCATTCGTCGGAGGTAACGTCGCTGCCAAATGGGTTGGCCGCGCTGCGCATCACGCCTTGGAGGGCCTGCGCAATACGTGCATGGCTAGTGAAATCGCCGTACCGGGAACCACGTTCGGCGAGGGTTTGTTCGAGGGTGGGCATGTCGGTCACTCCGCCGGCGTGATGTCGAAGTAGTACTGCTTGCCGAGTTCGAATGGCGCAGTCGCGTGCGGGTTATTGCACAGCATTTCGAAATGGCCACTTGGCGTCGCGTCAAAGAAACGCTGATCCTCAGGGATGGACTCATCGTACTGAGCGTCGAACCGTAGGGTCTGCGCACTTGGATGCCAAGAATGACGGCGGATCTCGGTAAGTTTGAACTTCGCACGTACTGACATGGACGGATCACCTCGTGGCTGCGGGACTTTCTGCATATCACAAAGTTCGGCGTACGAGGTACTTCGTACTTTCGGCGGCGAAACTGCGAAATAAGTGCGACGTAGCGCGCCCCCGGCTACCTACCCCTTAAGCCACCGCACCACGGTTCCATCGACCCAATCGGCTTCGCCGAACCCCAAAAGGAACTCCATACCCCCCGGGGGTACCTGCGAGCTTCGCTCGCAGCCGGTCCATTGCACGGCGATCCAACCACAGAAGATCGCCATGCGTATTACCAATGTTGAACTCGCCGAGCGCGTCACAAGGCTCGAAGACCTGATCAAGCAGCAGGATCAGGTGATCACCAAGCTCGTCGCACGTACTGCGACGCAAGGGCAAGTGCGCGCGGCGTTCGCCGCCGTGCGTGACATCGAGCGTGTCTCGGCGCGCGCGGCAGCGATGCAGGCTGCACGTGACGAAGCCATCCGCACGGGCAAGCCCGTGAAGGTGGTGTTCTGATGCGCCACGACGACTACCTCGCGCATTACGCGACGCTGGCCAAGCAGCGCAAGTACAGGCCCGTCAAGCCACGTGATCCTGACCACGTGCTGACGCGACCGGTGCTGGTCACGCTCGGCATCGCAGCCTTGCTGCTGATCATGGCGAACGCCTTCGGCGTTCTTTGATCCCTTCAACGTTGTTCAACCAAACCACACAGGAGCCCACACCATGCGTCTTTCCAATCTGGTTCGTCACATCGAGAACAAGTCCATCGACACCAGCCGCAAGCTCGGCGCGGCTGCAGCCGAATTCAACCACGCCGTCAAGACCGAGTACGTGCGCCGGCGCGAGCAACGCCTCATCGAACAGGTCGAGATCATGGCGCGTGCGCAGATGATCGTGGCCAAGAAGATGATGGCCGAGCTCGAAGCGGAAGATGCGCCATGATCTTCGTCGCGGCGCTGGTCAGTTTCGCGTCGTTCTGGCTGCTGCTCTCGCACCTGTCGCCGCGTAGCATGCGGCGACTGGTCGGGTACAAGGGCGTGTTTGATCTCGTCCTGCACTCGTCCGTCCTGTTCCTGTTCTTCGGAACCTCGACGGACGGTCTGCTGCAGGCCGAGGCCGCGGCGATCATGTTGTCGATCGCCATCCGCCTGTACCGTTGGGCTTACGGCTACGAACGCTTCCAGAAATTCCGTTGGACACGCTATGCGGGGCATTGCCGGGTGTAACCCGGCAATGCCCGCCAAGGAGGATGCTATGTGTGGTGGAGTACGACGACACGTAACCCAAAGCTGGCTGGAGCGCGCGCAGCGCGCGATGCACGGCGTACGCAGTACGGCGCACGAAGCACGCCGTCGCGAGGAGCTGCGCGAAGAGCAGCGCCGCATCGAGTGGTTGGATAAGCACCTCGGTACGAAGAAGTAGTTCGCCGCTTCGCGGCTCACCGATCCATTGAACAATAGCAGTTCGATCGAACTGCATCGAACTGCGTACGCCGCGCGCCGTACGCAGTAATCCACCGTGCGCGCATACATGCAAACAGGAGTGACGTGAAATGGCTACCAAGAAGAAAATCTTGAACCGGACGTTGGACATGATCCTCGGCCCCGGCGAAGACACCACGGATGTGACCGAACAGGTGCGCGAGCACGAAGCGCTCGGTGAGGAAATCACCAAGCTCGAAGGCGTCGTGGCGCGGGATCTCGCGAACGAGACCGACGCCGAGCGGCTGACGCGCGAGTTCGGCGAGTTCAAGCTGACCCCGCTCGCCAAGGCGTTGCTGGCCCGCGCGTGCGAGAACGTGGCTTCGAACATGGGCTCGAACACCATGGACGACTCCACGCAGAAGCAGATTCAGGAACGTGCAGCGTTGTTCGCCGCGTGCGACAACAACCTCGCCTCGGTCGTCGATGCGATCTGCGACGGATTGGCGGCCGAAGATCCGCGGGAGTGCAGCTCGGTGATCTACTCGACGTGCTTCGCGGTGCAGAAGGCTGCGAACTTCATCGCGAACCTCTGGTATCGCCGTGCGCTCGATCCGGTGCAGGACGAAGACCTCGCAAGTGGTGGCAGCGTGCGTCGCGACGACGGCGCATCGTTCCCGGCCGATCAGCGCGAAGAACTGCGTGATCCGATCATCGGACTCGGTCCGGAGAACGTCGATACCGATCCAGTGCAGGACGCCGTGGATGCGTACGAAGAAGTCCACACGTACCTGCAGCTCATGACCGAAGTGTTCGGCTGGGACCCGGATCGCTCGATGCCCTACTGCTTCGTGACCGAGGACAATGGTGCGACGTTCACGCCGATCACCGATGCCATGCAGGGACTGGACATCAGCGAAGTGAAGTCGCGCCAAGCACGCAAGCGTCGTGAGGTGCGGCAGACCCAAGCACTGGCCGCGGCGCTCGCAGCTCGCCGTAAGTTGTTAAAAGCAGCAGCGTAATTGGTACTAAGGGCTCCTGACACGACGTCAGGAGCCCTTTTTCATGCCCGGTTACAAAATTCCGTAACTTTGTAACCAAGTTGTAACCCAACAAGTCATTGAAAACAATCAAGAATCGGCAAAAAGTTACAAAATTCGCCGTTTTTTCCATATTCCCCCAGATTTTTTACTACTACTACTACTACTACTACTACTATATTAGAGATGTAACTTGTAACTATGTAACTACTTATTATTTTTCAATGACTTACACAGTTACAAACTACCCTTCAAGTTACACTTTCCTGTAACTTTTCGACCCTCGTCGCTCGACGTTCGCTGAACGAACCGCGTTTTTCATGACAAAAACGTCCTATTTTCTTGAGTACAATCAAACACATTACAACCATACTTGATACTTTAGGTGCGATACTTTTTTAAAAGTTAAATCGACGTTAAATTACACCCCTTGTTGAGAGCAATTCTCAACAACTAGCCTTTTCCGAGGTCCAAACCATGCCCAAACTGCTCCTGGTCAGCCTTCCGCCCTCGCATTTACTCCGCAGGTTGCCTCTGCCCGAGCTGTTGAAGGCGTACCCGGACGCAAAAACCGTGAACGACCTGCTCACATTGGATGTGTCGCGCGACTTGCCGCCTCGCGAAGTACCGATCACGGGACTGCTCGGAACCTTGCCGCCGAAGGACGAGCTGCGCAACACACCCTTGAAAGACCTGCGCACATACTATTGTGATCCCCGTGCGCCAACTTGGGCGCGCCTGCGCCACAACGACAGCCGCGGCGCGCTCACCTACAACCAGCTACCACCCCTGCAGCGCTACCGATTCGCCTGGAAGGTCGTATCGGCATGATACGTGCATGCAGACGTCGAGTTGGGGAGTTCATCAGGGGACAACGTGCCAGGTTTTTTACTGGTCCAGGGGGCAAAGGAGTTGCCCATGGGACGGCCGCGCACCACGGATACGTGGCTTCCGCCCCACGTCGTTCGACGCCACGGCGCTTTCTACTGGATCGATCCGAAGACCAACCGCTGGAAGAAGTTGTCCGAAGAGGACGACATCCCCAAGATGTATCGCGTGCTCGGAGACGTCCTGGACGGACAAACTTCGGCCTTCAACGCCCTGATCGATCTCTACGCGATGAAGGCGCTCCCGAAGAAAGCAGCGTCCACGCGCCGCTACCAGGAGCCGCAGCTCGAAGTCCTGCGTGCGTGGCTCGGAACACGCGAACCCGACTCGGTCAAGCCGCCCGAGATCGCCGCGTTCCTCGACGACCATCCCAAACCCACCACGGCGAACCGGATCGTGGCGCTATTGAGCCACATCTACACGTTCGCGATCCGGCGTGGCACCGCCACATTCAACCCCTGCCACGGCGTACGTCGCAACAAGGAGCAGCCTCGCCGGATCTATGTGACCAACGAGATGCTGGCGCAGGCAATCAAGGACGCGCCACCACGCATTGCCCTCGCACTTGAGCTCGCCTATGTGACCGGGCAGCGCATGGCTGATGTACTCGGACTCAAATGGAGCGATGTGCGCGACGATGGCGTGTACTTCAAGCAGCGCAAGACCGGCAAGGAGCTCCTGATGCAATACACCGACCGGTTGGATAAAGTCCTGCTGCGCTGCTCCACGTACTCGCATGGCAAGACGCACGTGCTGGTCAACAGCCGTGGCGAACCATGGACACGCGACGGCTTCAAAACGTCATGGCAGAAATTCATCCGGACCAAGCCCTACCGGTTCCAGTTCAGGGACATCCGGAAGAAATCGGGCAACGACGCACAAAGTCCGTTGCACCTCGGCAACGACGCCAAGACGTTCGACAAATGGTATCGACTGAAACCCATAGAGGTCACAGGGCTATGAAAAAGATCGTCATCAACACCCGCTACGGCGGCTTCGGTTTGTCCGACGCCGCTTACGAGCATCTGGCCACGCAATACAGAATCCCCGTTGTCGCCTACGACGAAAAGGTGCTGGACGGTCCGCGCGAAGTGATCTACGACCGATCACTGACCAACGGCCTGTTCGACGACGAGGAGCACGTCAAGGTGTACGGTCGCTACTGGGACGCGTGGACCAACAGCAAACGCGACGACCCGCGGCTCGTCGCAGCGGTCGAAGCTCTTGGCGCAAGGGCCAATGGTCGTTGTGCGGCCCTCGCCGTCATCGAAATCCCCGACAACATCGATTGGAAGATCGAAGAGTACGACGGGCTCGAACACATCGCTGAGGCGCATAGGACGTGGTCATGAACATCGTCGACGCACTACGTACTGCGTGGGATCGGGGCTTCGAGGAAGGACACGACTATATTGAGCGCGACGAGTCCGTCCGCAACGGCGACTGCGACTATATCCTTCGTAAATCGCTCAACGTCCTGAGTATTGAGCTGCCGGTCATCAAGGAGTGGCAACCCATCGACACGGCGCCAAAGGACGGATCGCTTGTACTGTTGTACAAGCCCGGCGAACCCGTGTTTGTAAGCTCCTGGGCTGACGGTAGCTGGCGACTTAGTGTCAACGACGTGCCCGAACTGTGGGCGCCAATACCAGAGCTACCGACATGAGCAAGATGACGATGGAACAGGTGCGCAACATATGCAGGAAACGATCGCAACAATATGGATATTGGACGATCCAAAAGGAATACGAGCAAATGGCCGACGCCATCGACGCCGAAATCAAGGTGCGCGGGAGGCCGGTTATGACGGTCAATCACGTCTCGTCTGCGGAACACGATTTGCTCATCGGCATGAAGCTATTTGCCGCACCACCCGCGCCGAAGATCGAGGTCACGGATGCGATGGTGGAACGCGGCTGTCGTGGACTGTGTGTGCGCAACAGATGAAACCCGGACGAGCCGGTTACCTACAGTGGCACAAAAACCAAATGCAAAAACCCCGATGGCTCCATTGTCTTGCAGTGGCAGATGCATGTTCACGGCGTACACGCAGCCCTCGAAACCGCGCTGAAGGATAGCCCATGAACGCTGACGAGCTCACGCAGAGAATCGTTCTCGCGGACGGCAAATACAGGATTGACCGGTTCAAAAATGGCCAGATGATAGCGTTTCGTCATGGCGATTGCTGGCGAGACTTGACTGGCGACAACCTGATTCTCGCGCTGTTGCAGAAGATCGAGGAGCATGACGCTCAGCTCACGCAGGCAGCGCAGCCCGATAAGCGATGGCCGTTCGTAGAGTCGCCCGGCGAGTTCACCGATCGCTTGCAGGTGGCAATGCAGGACTGCCCACTGATTGGCGCAGTCCGTCATGTGCTGATCGAGAACCCGCCGGAGCTTGTGAAAGCAGCGCAGCCGGTGGGCGTGCCGGATAACTGGACTGACCGCCATTCCAACGCCAACGCCAACGCAGATCAACCTGTGGCCTGCGCCGCGCTGCCACCCTCCAAACGTGCTGATTCTCCACGCTTCCCATCATGCAGGCGCGACGATGCTTGACACCCGCTGAACAAGGTGCCAAGCTGTTTTGGACGCCGTTCTGGACACATCGAACGGCGTTCCCTCTGGATTGGCGCCCGAAGTTGGACTCGAACCAACGACCCCCAGATTAACAGTCTGGTGGTTTATCAAGGCAGATCAGAGGGTTACTCGATATTGAAGGAGTGACCCGTGGATAACACCGACGACGTTCATTGGGATCGCGACACGTATCGCGAGGCCCAGGCGCTCTACGCCGAAATGAAGCGGAAGATCGCAGTGCTGCAAGGCTTGAACGCCCAGCTGTATCGCCGCATCCGCGCCGCTCGGCGCAACTACCAACAAGAACATCAACACGCCGAGGAGATCGAGGCGTGAACGGAGAAGCCATGCTCAAAGTCAACGGGGGGCGCCGCACGATGTCGCGCACCGGCATGACACCACGACGGTGGAACTACCTCAAACGATTGAAGCCCTCCTACGGCCGTTACGTGTACGAAGGCGGCACATACGACGTCGGACGCAACAAGGCCAAGCGCGAACGTCGTGCAGCCGACAAGGAACGTCGCGCACGCGTTAGTTGCACGATCGCGCGCATGTCGCAGCAATACGACAAAGACGCTGCCAGCGACTACTACAACGGGCGGGCACCGGCTCCCACGAGGGAGAAGTGGAATTGACTTTTCTGCGCGGTGCCCTCCCCATGACCAAGACCTTCACCTGGTCGGCGCGCGACGAACGTTATACGTCGTCGCCGTACCCAATGCTCCAGCAGGTGACGAGCTTCACCCGCAACGTGGATTCGCTCGACGAGCTCGCCACGGCACTCGTCGAAGCGGGGCGCGAAGGCGCATGTCTGCTCAAAGGCAGCCTCGATCGTCCGCTGCTCAACGAGTCGCGCGCTGCGCATTCAGTCGACCGCGCGCATGAATGGGTGGTATTCGATTTCGACAGCGTGGACTGCGAACCCACCTTCGACGGCGCGATCAGCGCCCTCGGCAAATACCTGCCCAAGGTCTGCACGCAAAGCGACTGCGTCATCCAGCTCTCATCGTCCGCCTTCCGGCAAGACGCAGAACGGCTCTCGGCGCACGTATTCATGCTGCTCGAAGAGCCAAAGACCACCACGGAGCTCACTGACTGGCTGACACACATCAATTTCAAAGCGCCACTCATCGACGAACTCCGGCTCACCGACTCGGGGATGAGCCTGCACTTCCCGCTCGATCGTACCGTGACGAGTCCCGCCAAGCTCATTTACATCGCGCCGCCTCGCTGCGTAGGCTTCAAACCACGCATTGACCAACATGTCATCGTCAACGACTCGGTACATCGGCGCCTCAAAGTTCCACCTTATATCCCGGTGTTTCCCGACACCATCAGTGAGAAAGTCAACGAGCTGCGCACGAAGGCCGGCATGCCGGCGCGGCCCTGGCACGTCCGCAGCGCGCACGGGATCGAGATCCTCGCCGACGCCGAGCCTTGCGTGGTGCATGACCTACGCCCGTCGGGCTCCGGTTTCATTCGGTTCAACATGAACGGCGGCGACTCGATGGCGTATTTCATCAACGTCCGCGAACCCGCGCTGATCGGTAACTTCAAGGGCGAACCGTACCTGCACACAGCGCAGGTCGCCCCCGACCTCTTCAAGTCCCTGACCAAGGCCGCGCACTCGCTGCCCGCCAAGATCCCACCAGCGACGATCGAACCGCTCGCCTTCTACGCCACCAACCGCGACTCGACGATCTACATCGGGTCGTACGACCGCGAGCACGACAAGCTGCGCCTCGACGCCTCCAACGCTGGCGCAGCATCGAGCTGGCTCGCGTCGTTCGGCGTACCGAGAGCGGCGAACCTGCCCCACTACGACCTCGATTACGACATGGAAAGTGAGATCCGCTTCGAAGACGGTTATCCGATCATCAACCTGTATCGGCGTACCGACTACATCAAACGGTTCGCCGATGTGAAAGAACGTTCGATCGCCTGCAAGCGCGAAGCGCTGCACGCCGTCGCCGAGGCCGCGCCCACCTGGTATCGCGTCATTCGCTCCGCGGTCGGCAGCGATGACAAGGCGATGCTGCATTTCATCAACTGGCTGGCCGCGATCTTCCAGACGCGCGACCGCACGATGACCGCGTGGGTATTGCACGGCACGCAGGGCACCGGCAAGGGCCTCATCGTGCACCACCTGATGCGGCCACTCTTCGGCGAAGAGGCCGTGACGCAGACGCAGTTCAACCTGCTGAAAACGGACTTCAACGGCTACATGCGCGGCAAGCTCATCGTCGTGTTCAACGAGACCGAGATGCCACGCAACGGCGACTGGTCCGACCTGCGCGCGAAGCTGTACGACTGGATCACCGAGCCGATCATTCCGATCCACGAGAAAGGCAAGGACATCCACGACGAGCGGAACTACGCGAACATCATCCTGTGCGCCAACAGCTCGCGTCCGGTGGTGATCGAGGAAGGTGACCGCCGCTTCAACGTGGGCGCATATCAATCCGAGCGGCTTTTCTTAAGGCCCAACGAATACGCCGCGCTCGCCGAAGGCCGCGAGCTCGAACCCTTCGCCGAGCTCCTCGGCAAGTGGATGATCGACGAAGAGATGCTGCTGCGCCCCTACGGCGCCGAAGACAAGGCGCGCATCGTCGACGCCACCCACGGACTCATGGACGCGATCGCGCGCGCGATCCGCGAGGGCGATGTCAAGTTCTTCGTCGACAACCGCCCCGACGCGTTGCAGCTGCGCACCGACTTCAACGGCAAGGTCGCGCCGATCAATGAATACAACGACCTCCTGAAGTCCATGCTGGAAGGCACGCTCAACGTCCTGCACATCAACGACCTGTACGTGCTGTTCCGTACCGTCGCCCTCGGCAGCAAGGGCTTCCCCGAGTCCAAGGCCGATCAGCGCAGGCTGTACCAGCGCTACAGCCTGCTCGGTGAGCAGGTGCTCAAGTGTCGGCGCACCGAGAAGGCCAAGCGCGGCATGAATGCGCCGACGTGGGTCATTTCGAAGGCGCTTCGCGCCGAGATGAAAGAGCTGCTCGAACCCGATGCAAGCAACGTAACACCTCTTAGAAGGAGTGAAGCATGACGTTCCAGGTCGGCGATCGCGTCGTTGTCACGGATACCAACCTAACGGGATATGGGAGGGTCGGCGACGTGGGCACCATTGTCGAGTCGGCTTTCCCGCTGCACGACCACGAGTACGACGTTGCGGTGCGGTTCGATTCACATCCAATCGCCGGACATAACCTGCGCGGCTCCATTCAGGACGACAACGGCCTGTGGCTGTGTTCATCCCAACTCCGGCTGCTGAGCGACGCGGCCAAGCGTCCCGTTCGAAGCTACGGCGACTTCGTACGCGTACAAGACCAACTTGCAAGGAGCGACTGATGTTCAAGTCCTTCGAACATTGGTCCTGGTCGCAGCTGCAAACCTGGCGCGAGTGTCCGTTCAAGGCGCGGCTGCGCTACATCGACCGCGCACCCGAGCCACCGCGTGCCAAGGACGATCCGCGCGACCGCGGCATCGCCCTGCACAAGGCGGCGGAAGACTACCTGCTCAAAGGCGCACCGCTCGATCATGCATTCGCGCCATTCGCCGTGCAAATGGCCGAGCTCAAGAACTTGAACCCCGAGGTCGAGCAGAGAAATTACCTCGATCGAAACTGGTTCCCTTGCGACCGCGACAGTCGCTGGGCGGTCTACATCCCGGATGTTCGCGCGACGGTCGGCGACACGACGCTCACGATCGACTTCAAGACCGGCAAGAAATACGGCAATGAAGTGAAGCACTTCGGCCAACTGCAGTTCTATTCCGTCGGCGACTGGTGCGCCAAACCCACGGTCTCTCACCACATCGGCGAGATCTGGTACATCGACCAGAAAGACATCGTGCCGCATCAGTTCAGCAATACGCAGCTCGAACAAGCGCGCGCACGGCTCGACGAAGAAGTGACGCGAATGATGGCCGACAAGATCCACGCACCGCGGCCGAACAAAGTCAGTTGCAAATACTGCCCGTATTCACCTCGCGGAACGGGCGCTTGCCCGGTAGGAGTGTAACGCATGTCTCTCGCAACCGGCGACACAGTTGTATTCATACAGGAAGTCGATCCGCACCTCTACGAACCACGATCACTCATCGGCGCGCGCGGGCGAATTGAGTACGTGGACAACGTCGCCGCGATCGTACGACTGAATCTCGCGTTCGATCGCGGCGACGGGCGTCCGCCGGCTCGGGAGTGGTGGGCGCCGATCCACGCCCTGGAGCGCATTCCAAAGGAACGCGACAGACCCCTTGGAACTGCAAGAACCATCGGTGAATTTTTCGCCAAGACGACGAGGACAGCGTCATGACGTTCCAGGTTGGCGACCGGGTACGTGCCATCCAGGCGTACGACGGCAACTGCGACATCGTTGGGCGATATGGCACCGTACGCACGGCAGGCAC